GGGGGTTTTTCAAATATTTAAATATATAGATAAAACGATTGGGTGTGTTATTATGAAAAAATTTAATGAATGGTTATTGGAAGGTAGAAGTCACCCATGTATTGTTGTAGATATGCAACCAGAATATTCTAAATTCTGTGGAAGCCGTTGTGAGAAAATTATATCATTTGTGAACAAGCAAACTGGTCCTGTTTTGATGTTTGTAAATGCTGAGGATCTTGGATATAGTGGAGACACAATATCTAGCATTAAGGAATATTGGGAAGAGACTGCCAGAGAATTATCTGGTAATTATGAAGATGAGAGTCCAATAAATTGGGATAGGTTTGAAATTGTAGACAAGGGTTATGGTTATTTACGCAGTTGGATGGATAGAGGTATAGATAGTAGAATTATAATTGCTACGATAAGGGAATTATATGCTCAAAGAAAAAGTGATTCAAGAGAACTAGTTTTTTCTGATGATGTAAAAGAACTAACACCGATTCAGATAGAGATACGAGAAGCTATAGAAGAGATGAACGGAGATCCATTAAGTGTAAATTGGATAAGTGTTGGGCAGTTGCGTAAATTTAATAAAGCATATATCATGGGTGGTGGTAGAAATGAATGTTTGCGTGAAGTGGAATTACTGATGAATGCTTTTAATATAAAATATAAGCGTATTGACAGTTTAGTGTATGGGTAAAGTTTTGTTGTTGAAGTGCGGTTATTTAGATTCATTTTGGTTTTCTCACCATATTATCTGAATCTTTTTCTTTTGTAAATCCGAATCTTTCATAGAATTCAATTAGTTTGGTTTTTGGTATATTTTTTCTATTTCTTAGTTTTAGGGGTACGGCTTGTAATAATAGAGTGATTTGTGATTCATCAGCTTTTTTGCATAACTTTTTCATAAAGATAGAGCCTGCTCCTGTTGCTGGTGGATTTGTTCTAATTTCTTTCAATATTACTTCATTTGGAGAGTTTATACCTATTGTTAAGTTAAAGATTACTTGAGTGCCATCTTGGTCATAAGAATAGGTATTATCTTCTAATGGGCTTTCTATTGCTCCCATTTCGCTGATGAATTCTTTTATAAATTTTTGGCTTTCATTATCTTGATTTGAATTCGATTTACGGAGGATGATTCTGAAAGGTTCTTCATCATTTTCTATAAATTGTCTGAATGTAATCATATTATTTTATTTATTTAATGGGTTTGTTATTTTTCTTCTTCCTCTTGAGTCTACTTTGATACCTACTTTGGCGCAAGCTTTTACATTTTTTTCTACATCGCATAGTCTTTTGCAGGCATTTATCATATTTGTTTTGTCTTGAAGAAAATTTTTGCCTGGTTGTAGTTCAGAGAAGCAAGTATTCGTAAGTGTAATTTTTTCTTTAGGTGTTAGAAATAGGTGTGGTGAAACTTGGTTATACATATGTTGGAGAGCTGTTTTTATATTATTTAGGTTTGTATTTGCTGCTGAGTTGGTTAATGAATTTGCATCTATTCCTGCTAGTCCTGTGAGTGCGTCAGCGATATTTAGAGCTATATCTTTATAACTTTCTTGAATATTTTTTTGTTTTATAAATTGATAGAATGTTTTCATTATAGGTATTTATTAATTAAGGCAAATGTTTTATGGTTAAATAATAATTTGGACGAACCATTAGAAGATGATCCAGAGGCAGAGGCAAAAGAAGAAGTTAAAGAAAAGAAAGAAGAAGCTAAAGTAGTTAGGAGAGAAAGCAAAAATCACGATTTTCATTAACCATCAAATTTACAAAATTTTTTTTAAGAAACCCTATAGTGATTATATATCTCCTGTGGATCTGGCAGATTCAGCAATTCTTATACAGTTGCGCCCTAAGTTCGATTCTTGGCAGGAGGATTAAAAAAATAATTTAAATGAATACTTTTTTAGGAAAAGATTCAACAAAAAAAACATAAGCTTGAAACGGATAAAATTTTTTATTTTCACCTAATATTAATGTTAAATAAGGAAGCAGCCTGCCAAAGCCATCAAATATAATGATTTTTTTTCCGCCATTTTTTAAAGTTATTTTTTCGTCACCATCTAATATTCCAAAAAGTTCTCCATTTTTCCAACAATGATAATTACGCAGCAAAATCAAATGATTGTTTTTTTCATCGTAAAAAAATTGCTTCTTAATTGATTCTTTAGCAATATCTTTTAGTTTAAAAGATCCATTCCATATATTGTACTTTTTTAACCAATTTTCATTAGATATATCCTCGCTTGACATTTCAATATTTTCTAATTCTTTTAGACTGTTAATTTCACATAAATACCAACTTAATTTTTTCTCATCATTTTCTGGAAATTTATTCCATTTATTTTCAATAATAATTTGTTTTTGTTGGCTTGGTGAAGGCAAATCATGTGTCCATGCGCCTTTTTTTATTTGATGTATCCAAAAAGAGTGCAAATATTCAAACTCGCTACTTTTTCTTATGATGTCCATGTTTTCTTTCTGCGTCAACAATTCGTTGACAATTAGCACAATAAATATTATATTTATCAATTTCTTCCATGATAATTTTTTTGCTATTAGATAATCTAAAATTAATAGTTGTATTAAAAAATAGTTGTAGAGAAAATAAAATAGTTTCGGCGGGGTTTGATTTATTTTATTAATAGTATAAATTATTCTTTGGGTTGCCTTGGATTAAGCCAGTTGGTTGGTAGTCCTAGAGATATACCTAACTCTTCTTCACCGGGATAAAGTATACGAGTTCTAACTAATGTTGATCCTCTTTTGGCTTGTCTTTTAGTAATGAGCCAAATTGCTAATTCTTTTTCTTCTGGTATATGACTTCTTTTAGACGGATATTTTCTTTCATGATCTTCATAGAATTTTGCTAATTTTCTGACATTTTCTTCACTAATTTTTTTATTTCTTTCTTCTACAACATCTGCTTGCGAATCGAGCCAGTTGGTTGGTAGTCCTAGAGAGATGCCATATTCTTCTTCGCCAGGATATATTTTATTATGTCCATATCCTTTTTTGGATGATCTTTTTTGACGGAGCCAACTCGCTAATTCTTTTTCTTCTTCATCAGAAGGATATCTTATATTTTTTTTATAGAATTCTGCTAATTTTCTGACATTTTCTTCACTAATTTTTTTATTTCTTTCTTCTACAACATCTGTTTGCGAATCGAGCCAGTTGGTTGGTAGTCCTAGAGAGATACCATATTCTTCTTCACCGGGATATATTTTACCATGTCCATATCCTTTTTTGGATGATCTTTTGATATGGAGCCAGTTTCCTAATCTTCTTTCTTCTGGTATATGACTTCTTCTTGAGGGATATATTCCATTATTATCTTTATAAAATTTTGCTAAATCTCTTACATTTTGTCTACTTATTTCTTCTTTTGACATTGGTTTTTCTATTATATTTTCCAAGTCATGAGATTTTAGTATTTCTTTATCAGAATTAAATTTAATATGATCTTTAAGTTCTTGTAGGTGTTGGAATAGTTTGAGTTCTGTGATTTCGACATTATATCCTATTCTTGTAGCTGCTGGTGAAGTGTGTCCTCCTAGTATTGGAGTATTTTGTGCTAGTGGTAATCTGTCGTTATCTTTTATAAATTTGCATAGTTCATTTGTTAGTTGGTTTGAGTATTCTTCTTCGTTTGATTCAAGCCAGAGTTTAAAGTTCATAATAATTATTTATTGATATTGGTATTAAAAATTGGTGGTAGAGAAGAGTAAAATGTTTCGCGGGGTTTATTTTTAGTCAATTTGAATATTTTTAACATCTTTAACTTGGATGTTTACCAAGCTTGACATTCCTGTGGCTAATCTTTTGAAGTATCCTTGGTTGTGTAGATATGTCATTGCGTAATAGAGATAATTTGGTAATAGGTCATCAGATGTGACTTTAATTCCTATGTGATATTCGCTAAATTTTTTGGTAGGTTTGCCGACATCATGTTCTGATCCTCTGCGAACGATCCAAAAGTCAGCTTCTGGAAAATTTGTTTTGATGGTAGCTTTATATTTAAGTTTCATGGTTGTATTTAGTGGTTGGATATTTAATTTGTAGCGGGAGATGGAATGTTTCGCCGGGGTTGTGAATAGATAGGTATTATGAAAACATTTGTTGAATATTTAGAGGCAAGAGGAAAGTTTCATGAATCATTGAAGAGTGTGGGTGGCGTTGGTCTTACGCCTAGTTGGAGATGGTTGGATGTTAGTGAAGATGAAGCAACGGGTAGAAAGGATATAGATACTAACATTTCTTATTTTAGTTCTGCTGCTAAAAATATAGTTGTGCCCAAGTTGTATGATGTGTTAGAAAGGGGTAGCACAGATATTCATATTTATTTTGGCAGAAACACCTATAATACCAATATGGGAAAATGGAAATTGAGTAAAGAAGAAATTATTTCTCATTATGAAGAATATTTCTTTAGGAAGTTAAAAATTCCCAAGACTGATATTGTTTATGTGAAGGAGCAAGGTGGTGGCGATGTTTGGAAGCCTTGGATAGTGTTACATGGTTTATCTCATGCTATACTTGATAATCCTAAAACATTTAGTGTTAAATACGATTCAATAAAATTTAGGGATTTATTTAATGATTTTTATTTAAATTTTGGTAATGATATTTTGAATAAAGTTTTGTATATAAATTCTTTAGATATTAAAGATATTCCTAAAGCTATAGAAGCGAGAAAGTTTTTGTTATCAAAAATATTTAAGTTTAGTTCAGCGAGAACTTATGATAATGTTGGCAGACATTCTTTTAGTGCGGGTAAATTTGTGCCAGTTGGTTCATTCACCGAGTTAGTTCATGAAATATTTACATGGTTTTTATATAATGGCGAGAAATTACCTTTGCCGAGTGAAAATGAAATAAAAGAAATACATGAATATTTAGCAAGTGATGGAATAGTAATTGAAATGGGTGAAATAAAAAATTTAATATTAGAACTTTTTGAAAATTTAATTTTAATGTTTAAGGAAAATCTTAAAGATTGTCGTGGTCATGTTGTGGTAGATTGATTGTATCTGATACGGACAGTTGGATGTGTGAATATGATGATGTTTGCGTAGTAGGAAATGTCTTGGTTGGATATATGGTTTGTGTTAAATACAGTTCCGAATGTGTCAAATGCGATGATTTTCATTGAATTATTGAGTTGCAGAAGTTTGTCCTCTTAATTCAGCAAATGTTGGTATGTTGGAAACAGATGTTTCTTCTTTTGTTTTGCCTATGATTTTTCTAGCACTTGCCAGTCTTTGTTGTTTGGCTGCAATTTCTTTCACATTCATGCCGGGAGTATATTTATGAACATCGAAAATTTCCGATATTTTGTCTCCCAATATATCTTTTAATCTTTCATATCCAGCTTCGCTGAAAACTATATAATTTTTACCAAATTTCAAAAATACTAAATTATGTTGATTGGCGAATCTTGAAATTGCATTAACAATAGGATTCTGGCCTCTGCCTAACACATTTGTCTTAACATAAAATAATATTGAAGAGCCTATAATCAGAACTCCATCATATTTTGCATCAATCATAGACAAATGATCATTTATTCCTTTGCCAAGTCTATCTGCTTTTTCAATTACTGGAACAAATTTATTTCTTATAAAAGCGGTTCCTGCATCGGAAAGTTGTAATAAGAATGAATTAATATCTGCTTGTTTAATTTTTGCTTGAAATAATTCACTTACATTAACTTTGTTAGGAGCCAGTTTCTCATGGGGTGCAACTGTTTGATTATAGTCATCTGGTTCAAATAGTTCGTTAAATGTGTTTTTATTAATTTGAGAAAGCCATTCTGTGAAATTTTTCATTATCGCTCCAGTAAATGTATTTTAATTATTTATACAATAAAACATTTTTTATGTTTTTGGTTTTCTTACCATGTTATCTGATTCGCCTGTTTTTTCAAATTCATATCTATTGATAGTGATGTTAAAAAATAGTTGTAGATAAGATTAATTTATTTCGGTGGGGTTTTGAATAGATATTTATTATGGAATTTAAGAAGTGGATGATATTGAATGAAGGCATGATGAAATTGCCTATGGAGTTTATCAAGCCTGTTATAGATTATTATTTTGATAGTAATAGAGAAGATGAAAAAATTATTAAATTGGATCTAAGTAAATCTGGATTTGAATTTAAGAGAAATTACGAAGTTGATCTTGCTTGTGGTACAAAAAAAGAAGATGATAATCCTGAATATGCAGCATACTATTCACCCCATAAATTTAGTGTATATTACCTTAACGAACATGGTGACATGAAAAGATTACCACTTTTTTCATCTGGCCAACTTGAATCAAGAAAAGAAATTACTGAAAGTAAAGAAGTAACTTTACATGGAACAATTGTTTTAGGTATGCAGAGATCTCCAGTAGAAATTTATTCACTTATTGAGCATGAAGTTTTACATTTTGTGCAGGATATTTTGGCGTTTGATGTTTGGTTATTTTCCAAAAATAGAAAAGGTTTTGATTGGCATAGAGATCAGGCTATGAATATTGGTGCATTTAAAGCAAGAGATACTATAAGACATTCTAAGGAATATGGAGTTGATAAATTAGGACATCTTTATATGCGAGGAGAAGAATATTCAGGTCGTAATAGAAGACATCTGTATCACCCATATTTGAGACAAAAGATTCAGCATTCGTTAAGACCAGTAGAATTTCAAACAAATTTAAATTCAAACTTTAGAAGACTAGAAAGAAAGTATGTTACAAAGATGCTTAATGAATTAAGATTGAAAACACATGACAGTTATGAACAATTTCTGAAAAATTTAGAAGATGAAAATTTTATAAAGAATTATTTAAACAATTCTTTAAACAAATACGAGTTTTTCAAGAAGTATCCTATTTGGCGTTTATTGCCTTTTATTGAAGGTAGAGATTATAATATTTCAGAAGAAATAAAGAAATATTATTTAAAACAAATACATAAAAACTTCATGCAACCTATGAGTGATGATTTAATTAAGTTTTATGTAGATGAATATAGGAAAAGATCAAAACAAGGTGATCAAAGTTTGTAGTTTTATAAAATATATAATTTTTAACTTTTTAATTCATCAAGTGCTTTCATGATTGCATTATAAAGTCTTTGATTTAGTTTTCTTTTTTGATATGAATGCGCTGGGGGGATTTTTTGGTGGTGGGGGTGGGGTTTATCAAATATGTTCTATTAATTCTATTAATTCTATTAATTCTATTAATTCTATTGAATCAACGGCTTTTTCGCTTATTGGTTGCCAAGTAATAGTGTCGTGCGGATAATCTTCTGCTACTTTGGCCCAATCATATCCTTGTGTTTTTAGAGATTCACGCACATCTCTTATAAGATATTTAGTTTTAATTTTTAATTTTAGTTCTGTAAATATTAGTGATTAGTAAAGGAGATTGGTTATGAAGAGGATAAAGGATAATAAGCCAATTAAGGGTGGTGAGGAGAGTATTAAGGGTAGTGTTCCTGTTACTGGTGGCAGGATGGGTATTCGTAGAGTGAGTGGTGGTGGAGTTCACAGGGATAGTAGGAAGAATAGGGGTGGTGGAGGATCTAGGCGTTATATTGAGAATAGGCTGAATGATTCTGTGGAGGGTTTATGAGTTTTCGTGAGTGGTTGGAATTAAATCATCATGAATTATTGGATGAAAAAAGAAGTTTATTAGCTTGTAATTAAACCTTCTGGGGTAGGGATATGAATAATTTTTATGATTATTTTAAATTCAGATTTGATGAAGTAATTAAATTATCTTCTGCTAGTAGAGTTCGTCGTGCCATAAGAAAAAGTGGTGGTTATAGTCCGGGAACATTTGGAATTGAGTTGGAGTTTCCGGCTGATGTTAATGAAGGTGTTACAAAAAGAGATTTGAGAAATCCTTCTATTCCCAATGATGTGTTATACAACCATGCAGATAATATTAAAATTTTAAGAAAAATTTTGGTAATGAATAATCAAGAGGTTGAGGGGGAAGAGGGTTCTGAGACTACATGGGGAATTGGACCTGATGTTTCAAATACTGAGGTTAGAAGCAAATACTTAACTACAAAAGATATTCCTGATTTGTTGAACATTTTGGAAGAAATAAAAGAATGTGTAACAGAGGGAATAGCAATATATGGTCAAAACAAAAGATATCTTTCCTTGAGTCCATCATGTTCTGCTCATGTTCATATTGGGTTGCAGCATTTTGATGATATGAATGCGTTTGATGCATTAGCGACATTGAATTTAATTGATGAAGAGAGTGCATATGAGGTAGCTGGTGCTGATCGTGATATTAGATGGACAAAAGATAGGGGAACAGTTTTAAATGTAATTATGGATCAGCTTTACACAAAAGGAATTATAAAAAAAGATTTTGATTTATCTAACATAATTGTTTCAGATAGTGTTATGAGGAATATTTTTGATTTTTCACGGGGTAATTATGGTTTAAGTAAGTATGGTGGAACGAATTTAAAATCTTTTGTGACTAATGGAACTATTGAGTTTAGGTATTTAAGTAGTGAAATAATTAATAATCCAAAAAAATTTATTGAAATGATTCAATATTATCTTATGCTTCCTAGGTTGGCTCGTAGTAAGATGCAAATAAAATTCACAGAAAATTTGAGAGGTGTTTTCAGTCAGTCGAATATTAGCGAAGTGTATTTTACAAGAATGTCTGGTAACAGGATAAGAATTTCTGATAAGCCAGTTCCATATGAGAAAGGAAATATTTCAGATACAAGAAAACAATTGCCCCCTTCGTTGATGCAAAGATTCAGGGCGATGAAAGAGCAGAGAATAGTTGATTACTTAAAAGACAGGACTGTTGGGGATTTGAAAGATTATTTATTGCGATATTTGGAGGAAAATGAAGTTCCTTATTTTACTTTTAGTGACAATTATTCTAAATACAAATATGCTGAAAATAATAATTTGAATCGTACCGCTTTGTGGCTTGGCAGTAAATTTAGGTCGGTGTTAAATATTGTTAATCAATATAAAAACAAAAAACTAAGTGATATTACTTCTAATACTCATGATCAACCGTTTAATGGTGGTTTGTCTTCATTAGGAGAAATTGTGATGAGTAACAATTATCGTAAAGGCTTTGAGGGACTTTATACATTTTTATATGACATAAGGGCTTTTGGATAAATAGTTTGAGAAAAATTTTAAGTTATGGTTGTTTTATTCTCTTGAATCATATATTACTTTGCCTCTAGAATGTTCTATAATTTTTCTGAATTGATTTGAAATATTATTTAATTCTTTTTCTAAATCATTATCAATAAAATCGAATCCTTTTGAATCTACTACTTGTTTTAGTTTGTTCTTATAATCAGCATCAATTATTGGTAATTTTCCTCCATTTTGCAACCAATACACAAATAATTCGACAGTAATTTCACGGTTATCTAACGAATTGTATAATCTCATTTTTGATTTTATGAATTTATAATTAATAGCATTGCTTGCAATTTTGTGGAATTCTGCAAAACTCCAGATTTTTGGGAAAAGTATGTATAAAACTTCAGAAAATTTCACATAATCTTTTATACTATATTTGAAATCTTTTATAAGAGCATCGGGATTAACATAATAATTAAAGTATTTTGAATCTTTTTTGTGATCATCTATTGCAGATTGAAGTTGTCTAGCTGGGTTACCTATTACCATTTTTGCAAGAATTTTGTCAATAAATTCACATACTAAACGATGTGCGTCATTTGCATCCCGTTTATGATTAAGATCTCTAAACTGTGTTAAATCCATCATACCATGTACAAATGTATGTAATATTAGCCAAGGTGTTAGTGGATCGGCAGCAGTATTTGGTTTAATATAAACAATATCGTTTTTGGATATGTTTAATCCGTCATGACCAAAAAAGTAATTTTCAGTTTCTCTGTATCCTTCTTCTCTTGTGTAAAAATATGCAAATCTTTTATCAACTGGTTCTCCGAAAAAAAAGTGTATATTGACAAAATCAAGTTTTGCCAATTTTTTTTCAAGTTTGGACATTATTAGTTCAAAGTTTCTGGGATTTTCAATTATTTTTTTATCTGGACCTTTAAAACCATGATCCCATGCATTCTTCCCGAATCTATCTATTACTGCATCTTTATCTATTTCTTTTATTTTTTCATGTTCATCATGATAATTTGGTCCGAAGTATGATACCCTAGAATAATCTCGAGGTGGTTCGTTTGCTGCTTTTAGTGCTAGTGCGTGTTGTACTGGATATCCTCCTACTGAACCGAGGACTTCATGAAGTTTTAATTCCAGCCAATTATAGAATGTTTTCATAAGGTTCCAAAAAAAAATTAAATTCATCAATATATATTTTCATAATTTTTATGTATTATTTATTATCTTTTATCATATATTACTTCGCCTTTGCAATGTTCTATAATTTGTCTGAATTGATTTGAAATATTATTTAATTGTTTTTCTAAATTATTATCAATAAAATCGAAATTTACTTCTGATGCTAATTCTTTTAATTTGTTTTTGACTTGTGCGCCATTTATCAAAAATTGTCCACCAGATTGTAGCCAGTATACGAATATTTCAAAAGTAATTTCATTCATGTTCAATGATCCGTATAAGTCCATTTTTGATTTTATAAATTTATAATTGCTGGCGTTGCTTGCAATTTTGTGTAGTTCTGCGAAGCTCCAAATTTTTGGAAACAATGTGTATAGAACTTCTGAAAATTTTACAGAAGGGCTTATGGTTCTTAAAAATTCTTGTTTAGCATAATTTACATTATTTTTGTATATTTCTGGGTTTCTTTCTGGTCTTGATCTTAAATCTTCCAATTCTTTTTTGTGATAATCTATTTTAGCTTGAAGTTCAAGGGATGGGTGTTCTTGAAAACTTTTTGGAATAATATCCATAAAAAATTTTCTAACCATATCAAATGCATCTCTTACATCTTCTTTGAATCTATAATTTCTGAATTCATAGTTTCTTGTGTCCATTATGCCATGAGCGAATGTATGTAATATGAGCCAAGGTGTTAGTGGATCGGCAATAGTTCCTAATTTGATATAAACGATGTCATTTTCTGGTATGTTTAATCCATCACGACCGAAAAAATAATTTTGAATTAGTCTATATCCATTTTCTGTTTTATCAAAGTCTCTAAACCTTTCATCGACGGGTCTGCCAAAATAAAAGTGTATGTTAGCAAAATCGAGTTTTGCCAATTTTTTTTCAAGTTTGGACATTATTAGTTCAAAGTTTCTGGGATTTTCGATTATTTTCTGATCAGAATCTTTAAAACCGTGATCCCAAGCATTTTTCCCGAATCTTTTTATTACTGCATCTTTGTTTATGTTTTGTATTGGTGGCATATGTTTTCTGTATTCGTCATCATAATTTGGTCCGAATTGTGATGACCAAGAATAATCATCTTGAGGTGGTTCGTTGGCTAGTTTTTGAGTAATTGCGTGTTGTACTGGATATCCTCCGACTGAACCTAGGACTTCGTGAAGTTTTGATTCTAACCAAGTATAAAATGTTTTCATAATATTTATTTATGTTTGTTTATAAAATTCATAAGATATGATTTAAAATAACTATTGCTTATTGTTTAAATAATTTAAACAAGCATATTGGCAAGATCGCTAATAGTATTTGGGTGTGGGTGGTGTCTGATTATTTGTGGGATCATATTGAGTTCTTGTGCTGCTTCAATGTCACCGAAAGTTGGATTAGCAGTAACCATCATAATATCTTGAGGATTAACTCCCATGAGTTCTGCGATTGCTAGGTAGGCTTTACGATTTGGTTTATAGACTTTGTAGCATTCTAATGGGATAATTGTGTCCCAAGTGATGTGATTATCTTTGGAGAGTTTGGTGAGAATTTTGATAGGACAATTGCTGCAAGTAACTACTTGGTAATTTTGTCTTAGTTTAGCGATACCTTCTGGTGCGTCTGGATGGGCTTGGAGGTTATGGAAGGAGGGTGGTAGGTCAAGTGGTTGCCATGTTGGTTGGCTGATGATATTGGCGTAATAGGAAATATCTTGGTTGGATATATGGCTGGTATTAAATACGGTGCCGAATGTATCGAATGCGATTACTTTCATGGTTATATTTAGTAGTATAATTAAAATTCACAGCTTAAGGATGAAATGTTTCGGTTGGGTTGTGGATATATATTTATTATGAAAAGATTCAAAAAATGGTTTGCTATGAGGGAATCGGCTACTACTATGATAGCTGGTAGTGCTGGTAGTCAAGAAAATTAAGATTTAATGGCAAAGCTAGATGATATAATACAAAGTCAAATAAACTTGATAAAAATAGACAATAAGTTTACAGGTTATCTAGCCAATTATAATTTTAGTTTTATTAAAAATAATTTATGTTGTTGCAGAGCTTCTTTCAAGATCAACAATTCTTTGGCAGTTAGCACAAAATACATTACATTTGGCTATTTCTTGTAAGATTATTTTTTTGCTATAGCTTATGAACTCTGAAATTTTTCTTTTCTTATCATTTGGATTTTTGTATTTAAAATCCATACTTTCGGGCATATCTTCTCCAGAGATACCACACCTATCACATTTAGAATTAGATTTTATGCAATTAACAAGTTTTCTTAGTTCAATTTTTTTGTTCTTGTTTTTAATAATATAATCTTTTTTATTTTCTCGATAATGTCTTTTGGATACTTCTTTTTGGCATTCTTTACAAATAGTAACACGAAGAATGGAACCATCAGATCTGGTTTTTTTCTTAGCAAAACATTCTTCATTTTTGCTGATACTACAAGCTCTACAGGTCTTGTTCATCTTATTCTCCTGTGGCAATTAGCGCAAAGAATGTCACACTTTTTAATTTCTTGTAATATTTTTTTCTTTGCTATATTTTTGCCTTGTGAAATTGTGAATAATTTTGTTTTTGGGTTTCTGTGGTGAAAATCCAACGAAGCCCAATGTTCTTTATAGCCACATACAGTACATCCTTTTTTTATTTTAATTTCTCTCAACAAAAATTTAATTTTATCTCTATAGGACAAAACAGATTTTTTTACTTTTTTATCTTTATCAGACTCTTTGTTCATGGTTTAGACCTTGTGCCTGATACTATTATCCCAAAAAACTGGTAAAGCACAAGTGAATTCTTGGTTTTTTTTGTGAGAATAATACATAAATTACTCAACTGTCAAAGTATCATAAAGAATATGTAATTTTTTAGCTATTTTAATACAAGTTAAAACATTGGGGTAATTATCAACATTATTAGAGCAAATATTCATGGAAATTTCGTCTGGCAATAAACCAGAAATACTGCCTCTGGGTACAACGACTCTATTTCTGGGTTCGGCTCGAGATTTAATTGAAGATAAACGATGTGGAGTTTTCAATATAACTTTATGTGCAAAATAATGTTTTGACCCAGATTGAACTGATACTATATTCTGAAATTGAAATTGTTTATTTGTTGCGTATCTGAATCTTTCTTTTCTTAATAAATTGATTCTAATTTGTCTTCCACTTCTTTTCTTATATATGTTTTTAATTTCATCAGCATCTATAATTTCTTCATGTGCTTGTGCATTTGCTGGTTGAATTTTTTTATTACCATCTTCAGTGCTAAATGTTCCGCTAGTTATGCTTCCTGATTTAAATATTTTGTTATTCAAAGTTTGGTCAAATTTTTGTTTTTGATCTACATTCATGTTTGATGCTGGTGCTATTCTTGAATTATCTAAATCAATAAAGGCACCATTTTTTTCATCATCAGAGGTCAAATTATGATGACCTAAATCTTTAAGTTTTGTATGTGGTATAACAGCATATCTTACTTCTTGAAAATCAACAATATTTTTTAAGAAACTATAAAAATCAATCATAATAATATTTACTGATTTGATATATTTTTTTGTTGATATTATAAATAATCAATATGGATAAAATATTAAAAAGTTTATCAGCTGTGGCTAATGAATTGCAAGATATTCGTAATGAGTATTATAGGGTTCGGGGAGATGATGAATCACTTGAAAAACTTTAAAAAAGATGTGATGACGCTGGAAAGTACTTAGCATCTATTAAAAAATATTCAAAAAAGCTTGGTGAATTACTTAGCGATGTACAATCAACGGAAGACATGCTTAATGGATTGATTGGAAGATTGGGAAGAACAAGAATTCAATTTGATGAGAATGTTAGATAATTAGAGTTTAAAACTTGGATTGGTTGTTTTAAATGAATGGTTTTTCAATCTATGACAACATGACCTTTTATTTTATCTAAATCACTTCTGAATATATCTTCTAATTGAGTGAATAGTTCGTTAAATGCTTCCACAAATTGTTCTGGGCTTTTATAATCGAAAAGAGTTGAATACTTACTTTTTACGAAATCTGAAATCTGAGGCCTTGGTAATTTTTGTCCATTCCATATGTACCAAGTAAAAACTTCAAAAATAAATTCTTGTTTGTCTGTTAAACCACCAAATTTTTTGGGTTCACCTGGACCACTTATTTCACTTTGTTGTGCTGATTTAAATTTAAATACAGGAGCAATAAAATCTATACGAGTGCTTACATCAACGATCATTTGATCAAGTAAATCAGAATAATAACCTCGTTTTTTGAGTTTATCAAAAAATAATGGAGGCATTAAATTACTAAAAAAGTCATTAAATAAATTGTAAATCGAATATATTTTAGTAAGTTCTAGATGATTATTCACAACTTTATCATAATAAATTGCGTGTGCTAAACCATGAATAACAATCCAAGGTTTCCAAACATCACCACCTGGTACAGTTTTTATGTATACAATATCTGTTTTAGGTATTTTAAGATAATTAAAAAAATAGTTTTGGTATTTTTGATAAAGACTTCTGCCTTTAACTTCTTCTGGAAAGGAATTTAAGCTCATAGAACCAAAATAAATATGAATATCTAAATCTTTTTGTTCTATGTGACCTTTTCTTTGAAATATGTCATCTAGTTTTGCTATAATTCCTTTTTCTTCACTTGGTTTTTTTGCCATAGCCAAGAAGTGTTTTACCTGCACTGGATCAGTATATTTATCTGGATGTAAATTTTTTGTCTCAGGATTCCAACCAGGAGTTATACCAAATCCTCCAACACTTTTAAGTGCTTCCAAAAAATTATAAAAATCTAGCATGAAATTATTTATACATAATTTTCATTTTTTTCAAAGATGTAAAATTTAATTTGTATAAGTAAATATATTTGAATCTAATTCTGGAGAAATATATGTCAACTTTTAACGAATGGCTACACAATAGGGATGCGAATGTTTTTAATGAATTGTTTGATGATAAATATATTCCTGGTACAAAATTCTTCGAAACATATATTGGCAAGCATCATATAACAATCAGATTTTCTGATCGTGGTTTAAATATTTTAGAAAATTTGGTAAGAGCAAACCCTAAAACAAGATTTACTGATCAAGAAGAACGCAGTCTTATTTTAGATAAGAAACTTATGGATTGGATGGGGAATGAGTTGTTCCATAGAATAAATATTATTAATTCAAGTGCGCATCGCGATAAAGATATTTTTATTAGTCAAGTAAGGAATGAATTACTTAGTTTGTTTCCTAAAGCAAAAGGTGCTTGGGATGCCATATTGCAAAGGTTTGCTACGAGAACTAATAGAATTATAATAAATGATGGAAATACTTTAAGATCAAAATCCAGAAATTCTACTAAACCTGAAACTTCATCTGAACCTGAAATTGAAATAGAAAGAAGACCACCTCGCACTAAATCTTAGCCTAAAGATGAGACTTAAGTTGTAAATAGTTTAGAAAGATATTAAAATATTATGAAAAATTTTAAAGAATATATTAAAAACATTGAAAATAACATCATCAAAGAAAGTGCAAACAATACTCGGGTAGCAATAATTAACAAGATTCTAAATGATGCTTTTGTTCCTTGGGATGAAAATTTACATGAAAGACCTAAAACTGGTTATGTACTATCTAATCCTGATGAATTATGGCAACTAGGTGTGTTAGCTGATTGTTTGGAGAAAGAAGGAGAATTTCTGGCTAGTATACTTATAAGAATCATATGTGAAAATGAAGAAGCAGCACATACGTTTTTTTTAGCAGAAATTTTAGAAGACATGACCAATAAAACAAAAAATGTTTGGTCTTGTATATTTGTAAACGGCGAGCATCAAGTAGAAGCATTTATTGATCAAGCAAATATAGAGTTGTCGGATTGCCATAATGCATTAAACGCTATAGAAGAATTATTTAAAATTGGCGAACTTTCTGCCCACGAAATGATAGAATTAAATTTTTTACGACAAGAGTTTATAAAAAAAAGCAGGAAAATTCAAAGGTAATATTATGTCACTTAAATCATTTATCAATTGGTTAAAGTACAAGCAGATTGATGAAAGTCTTGTGCTTAAAAAAAGGACAAACCCTGACGGCAAGGCTCAATTTGTAGTTGATAGTGATATAGAAGACAAAAAAATGGCAGGCAACGAAACCTACAAAAATAAAGACAAAATCAAATCTCTTGGTTTTGTGTGGGACAGAAATCTGAGCAAATGGATTTCACCAGAAGCACTTGATCCCGTAGAATTCAATAATAAGATGCCTGAATTGAGGAGAAAAGTTCACGCCATTAATGCTGATTTTGATCCAGCAACTTTTGTTCAATTATCTGCAGAACTTGAAGAATACACAGAACTAGGCGTAATTGATAGACTGAAGGAAGTATTTGAACAACTCAAGAAAAAGATTGTTGAGAAAAAAGATGATCCTGAAGTTCGGCAATTTCTTGAATTTTCACTCAGGTTTACCAAAAGAAGTTTTAATAATAAACTGCTCATCTATTCTCAACGCATGAACGCAACACAAGTCGAGGGCATGAAGACTTGGAGAGAGAAATTTGGCAGAAAAGTCAAAAAAGGTGCGAAGGCCATTAAGATTTGGGTTCCTATCATATATGCATCAAGTAAAGACAAAGCTACAGAAGATGCTCCTGAGCATGACACTAATCAAGATGAAGTCAAGCATCCAACAGGTTTCATTCTCGGTAATGTTTTTGATGTCGCTGATACAGAGCCAATTCCAGGCAAAGAAAATCTTTACAATGTGAAAGAGCCAACTTGGTTTAGTGAAGATACACCCGATAATGTTACTCGTTACATTTATGATGCTCTAATTGAATTTGCAAAAGAACACAATATTCAATATTCAGTAAGCGCAGAGGGTTTGCATGGTGCCAGAGGTGTGTCACGAAAAGGTGAAATTCAATTGCTACAAGAAAATATTAGCACTATGATTCATGAATTGGCACATGAATTACTTCACACAGCAGAGAAAAGAAGAACGCTGTCTAAAGAAGTCATGGAACTTCAAGCTGAAGGAGTTGCTTATCTTGTTTGTCATCACTATGGTTTGCCAGTTGGTCATGCAGAAGTGTATTTGTCAATTTGGGTTTCCGATCCAGACAACATCAGCAAAAATGACCAAGTTATCAGAGATACTGCTAAAATGTTTATAGAATACATAGACACTAAGACGATGGAAACCAAAAGCGAAGAATCTAGTTATGGAACGCCAAAACATGAAGCAAAAAGTTGGTTCTTTATGTAAAAACTATTAATCAAGGATAGTTGATAATTTTTATATTAAATATTGATTACAAAGACTGATGATGTGAATTAATTTTGTTTTAGTGATAAATAGTTTATTATGAATACATTTTCTGAATTTCTACTTGATGTAGATCCTAATTTTTGTGAATTATTGGATGAAACTTTTTTTAATACTACTGAGAAGCTTGGTAGTATTGCTGGGCCTGTAGCAGCTTTGGGTATGGGTGCTGCTGTATTGGGTAGTGGTTATCAGGCTTATAATAAACCAAAGCTAAAACCTAGTGTTACGAATGTTTCTCCTTCTTCTCCTTCTTCTCCTTCTTCTCCTTCCTCTCCTTCTTCTGCATTTAATGAAGATGAGTTGGTTTTCAGGAAAGAGAATGTCGTTCCATATGATTTGATAAGATCAGCGCAGAGTGATCCTAAGAAATTTGATAGAGATTTTGAGAATTTAAAACCTCCTGATAAAGATATTGGCTTTTCTACATGGAAATATAAGTTTATGAAGCCAGTAACTTTGTTTGTTGTTACAGATGAGGCTTTAAAAAAAAGGCACCCTGATGCTTATGCTTATGCTTCATCATCAGGTTATTATATAGTTATGCCTAAAAGCGCGTATAATATTTTGCCCACAGAAACAAACGATGGTTTATTAACTAAACGTGGAGCAGAAGCATTGGCTCATGAGTTAAGGCACACAACACAAGAATTGAGTAAAACGCCAAAACATAGAAGACATCATTTAAAAGGCCCAACTAGTACTCCAGAAGGTCACAAACAATATATGCAAGCACCTTATGAAATTGGTGTAAGGTTAGCAGCTATAAAGAATCTTTTGAATGATCAGACAAAAAAACTGATTCATGAAAAAATTAATTCACACAAAGATGAAATAATGTCTAGTAAGAAGCCGATAGATGACATATTGTTTTATGGCGTTCCTCATAAAGAGAATGATTTAAAATCAATTCTTTTAAATCCTAATCCTACATTATGGGTAAGTAATGCTGTACATGAAGTTGAAAGGTTGGAAAAAATTGATGGTTTATCTCCTAGAGAAAAAATAACATTCAAACACATGAATATGAATGATTTGGTTGTAAGAGCCAGAATAATTGGGCCAGAAATTTTTGTTAAAGAAACCATGTACAAACATTATCCAGATAGTGAAAAAGAAATGTTAACTTTTATTTTTAGTCCAAATAGATATGTTGAAGAAAAGTTCAAAGATGTACCAGAAAATATTAAAGAAAGATTAGCTAATATTTTTATTGATGTAAGAAGAGATATTTGTGCTGATCTTAGATCTAAAAATCATGATGCTGAAAGTTTATTAGATTTTTATTTTGAATTGAATAAAGATGAGAGAAAGGAATATTTGGATGAACTATTAGACTATTACGATACAGTTGTTCGTGGCGATAGAAATTCATTTGGATCATATGTGAGAACCAGAGAATTAAATCCAAGGTGGGATGAAAGATCATAAAGGCAAACAATTACACAGCTTTATTTTGAAATGGTGAATAATCTTCACTAACAAATTTAATTTGTTTAAAATAGTTTAGAACTTTATCATGAACAATTTTTAGATGATTGTGAATTGATTGTCTGCTTAATTGTTTTTTAGTTTTTTCATTAATGTATTTTTTTCTATATTCACCATACCAAACGGGTTCATCTTTTCTTTTATTAACGAAAAGCATCAATAGCAATGTTTCTTGTTCAGTCAAACAACATTTTTTAGCAATTTCTTTTACTTGTTCACTAATGTTCTCAAGATTTTTTGAATAGTCTTTAGACATTCCTAAAAATTCAATTTCGCAATTTTGTTTGACAATTTCTGATTCATAATAGATTTTATATTTACGAGATTTTGTTTTTTTGCTCATTTTGTGAAGTACGCCCTTAATTCTCATGTAAATTGAATTAAATACAAAAGTTTGAAATGAAGCATTGGATTCATGTGATCTAAATTGCCAAACAGCTGATCTAATTGCTAAATATCCCCAAGTAGTTAATTCATCATGTAAATCATAAGATACACGCAATCTTTTAAAAACATATATAATCATTGGTGCGAATTGTTCTAATAATAATTCTTCAACTTCTGCAGCATAAAACATAGCATTACAGTCTTTAATATATTGATTTTTGTATCTTGAACTAACTTTACTTAGAAACGAATTTGGATCTTTATGTAATTTTGTAATAAAACCTACATAGAAATTTTTCTTGATTTTGAATCTTTTGGCCCATTTTTGACAAAGATCATTGCTTTTTCTTAATCTTTCAAAATCAACTAAACTAGATATATTGAGGTTTTTTTTTAATAGCATCGTAAATCCTCCATGAAGTTTGTTGAGGCATTATAACGAACACAAAATCAAGTGCAAGACACAAATTTGATATTTTTATATTATTTTTACAAAAAACTGTGAGATCATAATAAATAAAGTAAACTCTTTTAGGAGAAAAATTATGGGGGCAACAACTACAGAGGGAACAGGGCCGGGAGCAGCGGACAATATTAAGCCAAAAATTTTAAATGGCGCTGTGAATGCCGGTAATGTTCAACCACAAGCACTTCAAAATTATCATGGTGATATTAATGCTTTGATGAATCGTGGCGAGATTCATGGTACTAATATTTATGCAAGTGGAAGTTTAGGCGTATATGGCGATACAGAGGTAACAGGCAACATTGTAGCTACTGGTTACATTAGGGGTACTGCTGCTGGTCAGTTAATGAATGTTTCCGTTAATGCAAGCAGCGGAACTTATACTAATAGTGCTAGCGGAACTTTTACTGACATCATGTCAATTAATTATACTCCTGTTTACAATCATTCTAATATTATTGTTAGCTTTGATGCTGGCTTCTCAATGAATGGTTCTGGAAACGATAGTTTTAGGTCAAGAATTGTTGTTTCTGGCAATCCAATTATCACAAGAGATCAATCACTTTTTTCTGGTTCTGTTGGTACTTCAATGCGTGGAAATGTTTTATTCCCAATTTCTTATGTTTATACCAACTCAACAACAGCTACAACAACTATTGCTGTCCAAGCTGCACCTCTAGTGTCTGATGATACTATTACTGTAAACAAGTCACAAGCTCTTTTGACAATTACTGAAATTGCTCGTTAATTTTAGTTTAATTTCATAAATTAAACCCCTAGTATCTTAATTGTACTAGGGGTTTTTTTATTTAATGAACTATATAAAGTATGAAAAATTTCTTTGACTGGATTAAAAATGGAAATAAAGTTGCTTTGATAGAATCAGTTTCTCCAGCTGAAAAAACACTCGAAGATATAATTTTAGATTCTATTAAGAATCCAAGCGTTACACAGGAAAAATTTAATTCATTATTATCTGATTATGTTAAATTATTAGCTCCGCATACTCATAAAGAAGAATTTGTTTATCCTGCTAAATTAGGTGATCCAACTGTATATTTAAGTGGTCAACATTCGGAAGCATTGGCAAAAGCATCTGATAATAGAAGAGAGGAAACAGGTAAAAGCTATCTTGGTTTGTTAGTAACTCCTTTGACTTATAGATATTTGTATTCAAAGGTATTAAAAAATTATGATGCTATAGGGATTGATAATGGAATGTTTTCTGAAGCGGGAAGAGAAAACTTTGATTGGGATATTTATAAAAAAATGATAAAATTTGCTATGGCACAAGTTAAAGTTGGTGTTTTGGATTCTTTACAATTTTTTGCCATACCTGATCAGCCATTTGATTGGAAAGCTACTTTGACAAAATATCATGCTCACAAGAAAGATGTTGATAAACTTAGGCAAATTGGTGCCCCTGCTGCTTTATGCGTTCAAGATGGCGCAGATGTTGGGAATATACCTTGGGATGGAATTGATGCGATATTTATAGGTGGAAGTACTGACTGGAAAACTGGAGATGAAGTTCGTGAAATTGTCAAGGCAGCTAGGAAAAGAAATATGCCTGTACACATGGGGAGAGTGAACACATTACAAAGAATGAATAAAGCTAGTATTATGAGAGTTGGAACTGTCGATGGGACAACTCTAAAATACAAACTAACTGAAGTAATATTTAAAATTATAAAAGAACATCCAAGAATGCCATCAGAAAGTGATAAACAATATGATGAAAGAATTAAGAGGTTGTTTAATGGATCTTATACAGAAAAAGACAAACAAGGATCTTTAAGAAAAAATCATATTACAGAAAAAGAAGTTGTTGATCATTTAATTGACAAAATTGTTGATATTCAAACACAAAATATTTATGAGAAAAGATATATCTACATAAAAAAACTTTTAAGAGATGGTGTTAAACTTAATCGCGATAGTTTGTATGAACTTGATAGATTTATGCCAAAGCATCATGTTGGAGAACCTTTTGAAGATGTAGTACTATTTGACAAAGATGGAAACATAGTATTAGATGAAAACGGATATCCTGCAAGAAATGATGAGTTGTTTCGTAGATTGTATTTAAATAATTTTTCATATGAGCCAAGATCAACTTATCATCCAGAATATCCTGTCAGAGATAACACAATTACTGTTGATCCTGAATACGAGAAAGAAGTAAATAAATTGGCAATAGATTATAGGAAACGAGGTATAATGCCTCATTAAACAAAAGTGTATTTTGTTATTGATGGTTTTACATAAATCCAAAAGTTATTGTCATATAAATCATACTCATTTGGCAAGACTTCATTTACTGCTTTTCTTACACTTGGCCATGTCATATCATCACCAAAAATTACTCCATTTGGATTTAATAATTTTAGATAACTTTTTATATCACTTTTAACATCTTCGTATTCATGAGATGCGTCAATATAAATTAAATCCGCTTTAATTTTATAATATTTGAAAATTATCGAACCTATATAACTTGTGTTTGGAATTGGTACTATCACATCTTGAAAACCAAACTCAACAATATTAGAAAGAAATTCAGTATAAACTTGCGGATATCCATTTTTAAGTTTTAAATCTCTTGCACTATGATCTTTTCCTGTTGTCCAAAATTCTTCTGCTCCGAGCCATGTATCAACACAATATATTTTTGTTTTTAGTGATAATTTTTTACATTGTGTGGCCATTTGAATTGCAGATGCTCCAAGCCACGAACCTACTTCGATAATAACATTTGGTTTCACATATTCAATTAATTTGCCAAATATAGGGCTTCTACTATTCCATCCTGTAACTTTTTTGTTACCAGATGGATTAATTCCTTGATACACTTCATTAGTTCCGAAATAGTTTGGCATAAATTATATACTTGATTAACACATAATGTAAAAAGTAATATTTTTTACTAAATACATTGAGGTTAAATATGAGAAAGTTTTCTGAGTGGAAAAAATATAAAAAAGACACAATAAACGAATCATCATTAGGATTGGCATTATTGTTAGCTTCAAAAATACTTGGCTCAGATTTATCGGAACCAGCAACAACATCCAAAGACAGAATCGTTAGTATGCAAGTAAGCAAATCTACCCCATCACCTGAAAAATTTGCAAATGAAGCTAAGTCATTTTTTAATACTGCAATAAGGCCATCTATAAATAAAAATTTTAATGAAGTAAAATCTAAAGTGATTCAGGATTTAATTGGCAAGTATAGTGATAAGCTAGACACAAATGATCTATTTAGACAAAAATTTGAATATGATTTAAAAATTTTTGATGAGTGTTGTTCTCGTGATTTATCTTCTCTTATAAATTTGTTAGAATCTAATAGCAAAGAATTTTACTATATGGCATGGTACAATAATTTACTTGATAGTCCAGCTGTCAGGAAGATAAAACCTGATAATAAGCCAAAAACAATAGATGATTTAATTGCAGTAGCAGATAACAATTTAACAAACAATGAATTTGTTCCTTATATCCATTCACAAAAACTTGCCTCATTATTTGATTTTGACAATCATGAAAGCATAATAGAAAATTATATTTCTAGATGGGATATAAATACAGTCAAAACTTATGAAGATTTAAGAAATTACATAAAGAAATTTAATAAAATGATTGAAAAAGAACATGAGAGCAACATCAAGATCATGCAAACATCAAAAGAACTTAGTGAATTGATTAGAAATGAAATTATTGAAAAAATTGAAAAGAAAGTAATAAACCCAAATTTAGTAAAATAATATGAAAAATTTTTATGAGTTTTTAGAAAGTTTGCAAAGTCATGGGGGTGCTTCAATCACTCCTGGGTGGTCATTTTTAAATATGAAACAAGACTTATATGCAAATAAAAAACAAGTGACAGCAAATAAAAATTATTTCAAAAAATTTGCAAAGTCAAAAATTATACCAAAACTTGTGGAAGTATTAAACAGAAATACTGATTATCCTATTCACATATATTTTGGAATTAAGAATGACGCAAAAAAAATAGTTAGAACTCAAGACATTACAGAAATTAATATACTGAAAAAATTATACATGGATTATTTTTTTAATATTCAAAAAATACCGCCACAAGATATTGTGTATGTTAAACAAGTAAGTGGTGGAGATGTTTGGAAACCCTGGATTATAATACATGGTTTGGGTCATGCTTTATTTAGATATGCCAAACAATACCTGAGTAAAATCCAAGGAATGTACTCTAATTTTCTAGATATATTTATACCATATCCTGAAATAATTGATTATATTTTAGCACCGGCAAGGTTTTATCCAGATCATGATCGTGTAATTATGTATTTACATAAAAATCCAAATTTTAAAAATGTTGAAGAATTACCAAATTTTCTATTATTAAGAAATATGTTTTTGTCAAATATTTTTAGATTTAGATCTGCAAAAACATTTGACATATCTATGCATTCATACATGCCACTAGATAGATCATTTGCTCCACTAATTAATAAAGAAGAATTTGTGTACGAAGTGTTTACTTGGTTTATGTTTAACGGATGTAAATTACCAAGAGTTGATGAAGAACACATCGAACAAATAAGTAATTTTTCAGAAAAGTATCATGTAGAGCCTATCAATAGAGGCGTAATTAAGACTTCTATAAACGCCTTACTTTCTGACATAGAAGCACTTTTTCATGATTTACTACAGAAAAGTCGTGGCAAAGTTCTAATAGATTAAATTTTATATCATCCAAACTATTTTATTCATAGGAGGATTTATGCCAAACGGTCCAATATATCCCGACAAAAGAGTATTTGTAAGTAAAAGATGGGGTTGGGAAGATTGGATTTACAATGGAAAATATTGTGGCAAAATTCTGTTTATAAAAAAAGGATTACAGACAAGTTTTCATTATCACAAGTTAAAAGATGAAGTTATTTATGTCCAAAGTGGCATGGTTGATATTGTTTATAGTGATAAGGATGATGAAGTTGGGGCTGCTAAGGCATTTTTAGAAGTTGGAGATGCATTTAGAATCAAGCCTAAGTTAAGACATCGACTAGTTGCTGTTGTTGACTCATATGTTTTTGAAACTTCAACACATCACGAAGATAAAGATGTCTATAGAGTTAAAGAATAATTATAAAACACTATTGCAAAAATTAAGTTTCTGTTTATAATTTCGACCAAGATTGGAGTCAAATTTATGAAAAATTTATTTTTGTTATTGTCTTTGTTTTTTTGCGGATGTGCAACTAATTTTTATTGTTGCGTTGCTTGTGACGAAAATCAATGTGAGTGTGAAAGAAGAAGGATGAAGTGCTGGTGTGATACAGCAAGTTGCTTGTGTAAATTTGATCCTTGCTGTAAAAATCTTAAAAAGTATGAGATACTACAACAAAGTTTAAGAAGTGCAAGTAAAAAATATTAAGACTGATACAAATAATAAGGTTCTATTTTATCCACTGTAGCATTATCAGCAACAACTTGATAGTGCTTAATTTTTTGTTCATCAAGAGTTTTCATTAAATATTTTGTATTTATCAAAACTTTCCAAATGTCTCTTGGTTGTCCATAATCTGATATTCTACCATATGCATCTTCAAAATCTGTTGTTAAAAAAATATTTTTTGGTAATGTTTTTGTTGATGAATAAAATTCTCTGTCTTTAGTTGGCCTGGCTGTATAAACAGTTATTATTTTATTTGGTTCAGATTTTAATTTTTGAATTAACATGAAATAATCATTTTGCTCTTGATTGTTGGTAAAAAAGTCTGTATCTCCACCTTCTAAAATATCATCAATTTCTATTTGATCATTATGTTTATATAAAGAAAACTGTGAATTGAAATTTTCTTTGTTACCAAGTTCAACAGTAAAAGAATTTGGTATCTCGATTATTTCATGGTTTGATTCATCAATTACAACATCTGGAATTATTTTTACATTAGAACTAAAATCAGGCAAATCTAAAATTATATTTTTTATTAATGTCTTCAAATTTTCACATTCCTCTTTTGATTTTATTACCGTATTATCATAATGTTGTTTGTGTGATACAAAATCAAAACTTTCTGGTTCTAAAGATTCTAGGTAGTCGCCAATCATACGATACAGTTTAAAATTCTTTTCGTATTTGTCATTTTTTTTAATCCAATCAAAATAATTTTTACGCAGTCTACGAACTTCTGTGTAGTTCTTAGTTTTTAATGCATTTATAAGCAGATCAATATTTTCATAATCTATTGATTGAGATTTTAAATCAGATAAAAATTTTTCTCTGTCAAAATTAGATAATTCTTCAATTCTATCTTGAATTGATTGAACTGAATTTTCATAAATATCTTGTAATTTATTTAAAAAACTTGTGTAATCAATAGTAACTTCAATATCTTGATTATTTTCCAACCAAATTTTGAAATTCAGCATTCTACTGTTCATTATAATTATATATTAATTTTATAATCAATCACAAAAAATTTCTTTACAAAAAGAAAAAGAATAATATGCAATGGCTGGTAAAAATAATATTACAAACATGAAAAAAATCATTTCATTTTGATCATATGGAGTAGCTGGATTAGGATGTATCGCTAACAAAAAAATATCACATAAACTATTCATATAATATATAAATATTTATTTCATAATACTTTATGAATATTAAATGAAGTAATTATAAATCTTTTATGAAGCTATTTTTCCTGGTTTAGTAAAATATCCTAAAAGGTTTCTTGGTCTTTTAGTTCTATCAGGATCATGTAGCTTTTCTTCTAGGTCAAGTAATGTTTCTTCCATGCCATGAAGTTTATTTGCAAGATTAACTTCAAGTTCTCTTACAAATTCATCTAAGTTGTTAACTTTATACATAATTAATGTTAGTTTTGATATAATCTTTTCATCTACATTTGTTCTTCTTAACAATTCAATAGTTTCATTTATCTTTATAAATTTTTTAAAGTTTTGCATAACAATCCTTTTTGATATTTATATTTAATAGTTATCTAATTCTTTTTGTATGGCTGAATTTAAATTTATTAATTCTGATCTTATCTGTCGTATTACTTTAATATATGCTGGGTCTGATTGATCCATGCTTTTCCAATCTTTAAGAAGACTTGTTTTATGATTAGTTAAAGAATCTAAAGCGTGTTTAATTTTTTCAAATTTATAAGTTGTTTCTTTAAGTTTAAATATCGAAACTTTAAGATTTTCATTTTCTTTTTGAAATTCAAAAAGTGTTTGTGTAATATTTTTAATTTTTTCTTTTTCGTTATATGATTCTGAAATGAAACCTGTAAGTGATAAAACTATTGTCAGTACCATGTAGGCATATGTTGTTTTTATTATTAGTGATCTTGGCAATGGTTTTGTTTGTTCAAATTGTATTAATCTGTATGTTAAAATTGCTAACGATAATCCAAGTCCAATTGCGCCATATGTAAGCAAATTAGGAAACATCTTAAAATTATATACAGTATGATTATTTATTTTAATTTTTACTATATAATCCTGATGATACTCAGAAGCAAATCAGAATCTGAAGTAAGATGTTGGTGTGCTAATATAAATAAATCCCACTCTTGGATTTATGAAAAAATGTGGTTTATAAAAATACCTCAAAATTTATGTAAACAAAAGTTTTTCTTTACTTATTCAGAGAAAAGTATTTGCTGGAGCAGAGAGATATGATTTTTGCTAATGGTAAAACTTCTACTTCAAAGTGTTTTTTCAAAATAGAAAGAAATTTAAGGCGATGGAATAATAATTTTTACGGGACATGGATTTCTAATATTCCTACATCATATCATTTCAAATATTCTTCAAATGTTTGTTCACTATTTTTATGTGATGACTTTGTTTTATAATAATGTATTAAGGTAGTTTACAGCTTTAAGTAATAAGTTTGGATCATCATTAAATCTACCTATCGCTAAATTACAACTGTTGCAAATATATCCTCGAAAATTGTTTGAAAAGTGACAATGATCAAGAATCCAATTATTTGTATTTATTTCACAAATCGGACATGGCCCAGGTGGTGGAGGAGGATTTTCACTTTTAAGTTTTTTTCTAAGTTCTGATAACTTATATGTGCAATCTTTACAAGTATTCTTACGACCTTCTCCTGTTGAAAATTTTGGAAAATTATCAATACATTTCTCTTCTTTGCATGTACGGCAAGATTTAAATTCCATACTATGGATATAGTAAGAACTACTCACTAAAATTTAAGCTAAAACAATTTTTTTATAGGACTTGCATGTTTTTTGCAGGAAGAAATATCTTCGTAAATTTCTATTAAATTTGTTTGATCAAGATGATGCCTCTGTGTGTAAAAAGCAAAATGAGCAAATAAAGCATTTCCACATATGCAAGACTTTTTTTGAAGTTCTTGTGGTTTAACACAAGATAGCCATGCTTCTTCATCAACTCCAACTACTCCATTAAATTTTTTAAATTCTTCACCTAACCAACTAATAACATTAATGCTAACTCTTTCATAATCATGCAAAGTCCAATTTAAAATATTATAACCTTTAAAATTATTCTTTTTTATATTTTCAATTAGGATTTTGTGTTTTCTTTCTGCAAGTATAACATTTTTCCACGCATTATGATCCATGCAATTGTAAGTAATTGGAAATGCATGATATATGTCATTACACCTTTGATGTAAATGATCACATATTGAGTTGTTAACTATATTTCCATAAACTAAAAAATATTTTGGATTTTCAATTCTAAATTTTGCTAAATTTTCTATTGCATCATCTTTCATCCAAATAATATCATCATCAAATCTTATATAAACTGTATTATTTTCTATACAATTATTAAAAAATTTATGAATGCAGTAAGATGTTCCTAAAGGTAACGGTCTGTTTTCTACAACAACTCTTTTATCTTCTAATGAAATTTCTTTTATGTAATTGATATCCTCTAAATTTAATGTGTTTTGCCATATTTTCCATTCGTCTACAATTTTCGAAGCAAAAATATATTTCTTAAGTATATTCAAATACCTTTTTCTACCTGCAGGAGTAACAATTACAATTCTTTTATTATTGTACATAAGTAATTATTTTATATATTACTTATTTGATCCTTTTTTGATCTTGGAATTAATCAGAAAAGTAAATATATCATTATAACCTAAAGCATTAGCCAAAACGATGAACCTATCAATATTTTGTATTTTGTGAACAGCATTTTTTATAAAGTCATAATTTTTACAGTAAATTGATCTTTCAAAAAATTTTTCAATAAGCAATATATTGTTTTTCATGAGTTTTGAAACTAAAGTATATTTGGCTTCACAATTACAAAGTAAAATGTATTCAAAATTTGAAACTCCTAAACTTACAGAATAATCTACTAATTTTCTATTCTTGTTTTTTAAACTTTGATTAAACAATTCATTACAAGACATTTTATCTTTCAAAAGTAATAACTCTGCCTTGCTTAATGTAAGATTACCACAATTTTCTATCGTAATTTCTTTATTAAATGTAATCCAGGCCAATAAATATTTTTTGTATTTTTCTTGTTTAATCTTTAAATAAGTAATTTTCAAGTTATCAACAATAAAATATATTTTTGTTTTATTGTAATGTTTTATTCTGTAATGTTTTTGATTATTTTTTTCTTTAACAAGATAAACATATATATTTTTACCAAGTTGTTCTTTAGGATAACTATAAGGCATACTATAAATTAGTGCTAGAAAGGATGTCAAATGTGTTGTGGTAGAAAAAATTCAAAAAAACCTCCTACTCCAAGAAGTAGAAAAATTGTCAGGACAAATATAAAAAATAAAAAAGATAGTAAAAATTGATTTTATTAATAAATATAATAAAAAAGGTGAAATATGGCAGATACATTTCGTGCAACAGATCATGATATGCCTTTAGCTGCTGATCAAATCGGTAATGTTAAATGGCTAAAGACAAAGATGGCTTTTGGTGATAATGATGAGGCTACAGAAGTCAGCAATGCTAATCCACTTCCTGTCAACATCGGTTCAGCTAGTGTTACTTTAAGTTCAGGATCTTTGAATGTAAATTTTGCATCTGGCACATTTGCTTTATTGTCAGGCAATACATCAATTTATACAGCCAGCGGTGCAGTTGGTTATAACAACCCTTTTCCAATTGGTGGAATGATTGGACTAAATTCTGGTGAAGTCCATGTGATGTCTGGTCAAATAAATGCTGTTGTAAACAGTGGTAATATTAACGCAGTTGTAAACTCTGGCAACATTAATGCATTTGTTACATCCGGTAATGTTACTGCATCTATAAATTCAGGTAATATAAATGCAGTAATAAACTCAGGTAACATTAATGCGGTAGTAAATTCCGGCAATATAAGAGTTTTATCTGGCAATATTACTTTGCTTAATAGCGGTGCAGTAGTAAGTCCGACAAATCCATTACCTGTTTCTATTAATTCAGGATCAATTGGTGGAAATGGCATTCCTGTTACTTTTGCAGGAGGAAGCACTGATGCTTTTGGAAGACTTAGAGTAAGCAATCCTTTTACTCTATTTGATAGCCAACATCGTTATCAAATTAATGATAAGTGGGATTATGTAACAAGCGGTGGCGGTTCTTTTTCTTATGATATTAATGGAAGTTTAGTTAATATGAACACCAGTCTGACATCTGGTGCAAGTGTTGTCACAGAAACCAAACGAGTTATGCCTTACCAACCCGGAAAATCATTGCTTATTTATAGCACTTTTACCATGTGTTCTGGACAAACAGGACAGAGACAGAGATGCGGTTATTTCGGAGACGATAATGGCATTTATTTTGAAATGAATGGTACAACACCAACTTTCGTACTAAGAACTAGCGTTTCTGGTAGCGTGACAGAAGAAAGAGTGCCAAAAGGCAGTTGGAATGTTGACAACTTAAATGGAAACGGTCCTAGTGGCTACACCCTAAATGATTTCAGCAGTTCAATGATATTTTTCATCGATATTGAATGGTTAGGTGTTGGTGATGTAAGAGTAGGATTCGTATTGAATGGTCAATATGTTTCCTGTCACACATTTAAGCATACACCTGTTAGCACAAGCCCAATTAGTGGCACATATATGACAACAGCTTGTTTGCCTTTAAGATATGAAATTACAAATACAACAGCAGTTACAAGATCTGGTAATTTGAAACAAATTTGTAACAGTGTTATTTCTGAAGCTGGTTATGAAGGATTCAGCAGAAGATATAATGTTGATTTGGGAACAACTGCAAAAAATTTGGCAACTGATAATGTTTTATATCCAATAATTTCAATTCGTCTTGCTTCAGGAAGATTGGATTCAATTATTGTCCCGTCAAATTTAAATGCTATTGTAACAAGCAATCAAGATATTCAATATAGAATTATTTTAAATCCGACTCTTAGTGGCGCAACTTGGGTTACTCATTATAATGGTAATGTTCAATACGATACATCTGCTACTGGCCTAATAAGTGGAAGCGGAAACAATATAGTTGGTGGTTATATAAACAAACAAGGTGCTTTGGATATTACAAACATTAATGAATTTAATTTCCAATTAGGCAGAACAATAAATGGCGTTGCTGATGTATTTACTGTAGCAATGGCACCAACATCAGCAAATACTAAGGTTTTAGCTGATTTGTCATGGTTTGAAATTGTTTAATAAGGTGGCATCTTCCACATATGCTTGCACACTGAATCCTCGGCTTTCTTTCCACAAAGTCGAGGATCAAGTGTTTCTGGGGCTTTAACTGTGCAAGGTAAACAGTCTTTTTTATTCCAAGGAATAACTTCGCCGGGAGGCATATCAGATTCAATACCAACCATACCATTAGCGAGAAACTTCTTGTGATCTTTCCAAGGAATTATTTCACCATCAAGTTTTGGAGGTTTAGGAGCAACTGGATGTGGTTTTATATGATGTATAGGGAATGGAGCTTTTTCCCAAATTGACCATAGACGAGCATCATCGGTTAAGTAAGTAATTGCATCAGCTTGGCTTGGAATCATATATGAAGGAGGATAATTTCCTAATCCACCATACCCTAAAGGATAAAGCATTGACTTTCCAAATTGCTGTCTTTCGTTTAGTAAGTAAAATTCCTTAAACCCATCCATAAAACTATTTATTGGCAGATCTTGATTTTCTTTGTTTTTCTTTTTCTATAAAGTGTTGATATTGTTCTTTAGTAACCCATCTTTCTTCGCCTCTTTGATTATATTGCCAAAAAACCAAATTAGTTTCTGTAGATTCTGTCCCTCTTTTAATTATATTTGTTAATTTTTGTAATTTGTCTTGTCTTATTTTTCTGTTTTTTTGATTTCTTTTTCTGTAAGCTATATTTCTTCTTTCTATATTGTTCAGCAGTTGTTGTTTAGTGCCAAAATAAGGTCTGTTGCCAGATATATAACAAACATACTCTAATGGATTGTCTGGATTTTGATCGCCTACTCGTAATGAAGTTTTTGTAAGTTGTTTAAGTTTAGAATATCTTCTTCGGGAAGATTTTCTTATTTTTTCTCTATAAGCATTAAGTTGTTCTTCATTACCCCATACTTCTTTGCCAGAACCTGTCACCCTTATAAAGTACTTATTTGTGCTAAAATTATATTTACCTACATAATTTCTATCCATAATGTTTTTTTCTAGTTGTCTTTTTTTATATTCAATAGAACAAATTCTTCTATAAGCCTTTCTGGATGCTATTCTTCTGTCTAATTGCTCTTTTGTAATCCACATTTCTTGACTTTTTTTACGGCCTGCATAATACAGTCCATCATCACGAAGATCACCAAATTTAGGCTTGTTGTTTTCCATACATGAACCCTATCTCAAATAAGCACATATGTCAATTCATTGGCCTTTTTTTAGTGGGTTTCGGAATTAAAATAAGGTATGGAGGAATTGGATCATGGGAAGTGCTGCTAAAAAAAAGGAAAGAGCAGAAAGGATAAGAAAGCAAAAACACATTGATTCTCTAAACAACTTGTATCCTAAAGTTGTTTTTGCGAATGAGCAATTAGTAAATCAAGACTTGAAAGAAGCTATTGAAAAAACACTTAATCTTATTCAATTTTCAAATTATTTAATTGCAAAATCTCCCCAAAATGTTCACTATGTTGACTTTCTGAAAAATTTGAGAAAGTACGGCATTCACGATGCTATGGATCAATTGAAAAAACTTAGTAACAAAAATGTTAATTACATAGAAGGTAATTTGTATATAAACAATCTTGAATTAAATATTGAAACTAATGTTTGCAGCAGTAGATTTTTACATAGTTTAATATTGTTTATTGGAAGTTATATTCATGAAAAAATTGGCATGGATATGAAAAAGAAATATCTTCCATTTGAATGGTTTAGAATTATGTTTTCAAATAATCAGATTAACATAATTTTTTACAAGTTGCATCGTCACAAAACTGAAAATGGAGGAATATTTACTGTACACAATAAAAAACTTATTAATCATGAAAATAAGCAGTACGAAATAGCTTTTTCGACACACGCTTTGGAAAGATTTATTGAAAGGCATTTTGACGATAATATATTCGACTCATTTCTTAAACAAGATAATTTTTATGAATGCTTACAGTTTTCTGTGGCTAAAATAAATAGTTCGATTAAAAACCAAATGTTAGTTGATATTTATGTTCCTATTATTTCAACACAAATGAACACAAATGTATTTGCAAGGATTATTGAAACAATAAAAGAAAAAGATCCAGAGTTGTATAAGCAGAAAATGGCTGATCCTAAAACAAAAATTTTTGTTAAGATATTTTCATCACCAGCAAAAATTTATGGTGATAAAATTGTGTTATTGACAAATTTATTACCTGGATATAGAGGTACATCTGAATATGATGCATATGAGAAAAATAAAATATTTTCTAAAAAAGATTATAAAAGAATAAAAGGATTTTTCTTGTATGGAAATCCAAATATGTCTTGTGACAGATATTATAAAGTTTTATGTTTGTTTTATAAAGCAGGATTGGAATCTTTTATATTTGTTTGTTTGGAGGATTTGTACAACAAATTCTACAGTCCTTACATTACTCATGTTGATGATGTAATCTAAATTTGTTAAAATGCAGAAAGTTTCTCGCAAACTTGATTGGCTACTGAATCCCAATCATAAATATTTTGTTGCCTTATAATCTCAAAAGATGGATACCAATTTGTTGTATTGCCATTTGTTCCCCATCTAAAGTCATTATTATAATCAAGAAGTAACCATGTTTTAATTCCCAATCCTCCAGCAACATGAGCAATAGATGAATCTATAGTTATAAGTAAATCTAATTGTTTCAAAATTGAAGCAGTATCTTCATATGTTTTAATATGTTTGGAAATGTTCTCTATATTCAATTGTTCATCTTCCATATCTACAGTTAAACCATTATGAACTCTGACTCTTTCATTTGACAATTGCAAAGATAAAACATTTACATTTGTGCATTTTTCTAATATCTTTACTTGTGATGCTTTCATACTTCTTTTGTAGTCTAAAGGATGGTGTGGACTTCCATAGTAAACTAAACCAACATTAGGTTTAGTTGTTGAAAGTGATTTTATTTTTATTTTCTTGTTTGTGTTTAAATACTGTTTTTGAAATAAGTTTGTATCATTCTTAATATTACAAAACATAGGTAGAGAACAAACAGAAACAACATAGTTTGCATTAGAATGTTTTTTTCTTAAAACATCCATATCTGTAACTATATCGTATGTATTTAATGGGGAATTTCTGAATAGTTTTTCAGAGTGAGGATTGCATGTTAAAACAACTTGTACATTTTTTAAATCATTTATAAATCTTACAAAATTAAAATAATCACCTGCTCCTTGTTCATTAAATACAATTATTTTTTTACCTTTTAGATTTTCTCCATCATAATATTTAAATCCTTCAAATCTATTTTTAACTTCTTGTAAATGTTTATAACAATAAAATCTTTTCTCGTATAATTTCCAACCTTCATCCCACTGATTTGTTATAATTAATTCTGATGATAGATTATAAAGTGAACTTTTGTGATCAGGACAACTTTTAAGAATTTGTCTGTACATATCAATCGCTTGGTGTTTTTTTCCAGATTCAGCCATAATCACGGCATAGTTGTATAAAACATCAAGTTTATTATTACCTTCTGGACACATTATTGCTTTTTCAATATACTTTGAGGCACAATCAAAATCTAATTTTTTATAATGAAAATCACACTTGTTAACTGCAATTTGCCAAATATTTGGTTCTAACTTATCAATCATGTCGAGTATTTTTTTGGCTTCGTCATAGATTTTTTCTGAATAACAAACATCATATAAATACATTAAAAGATCAACAGACAAATCTTTTAAGAATTTATATGCTTCATGATTTTTATTTTCTTGTTTTAGTCTTTGAACTTCATTATAAATTTTTTTTATAATTTGGTTCATAATCACCAACCAAATTCTTTAAGTAGAGAATCTTTGGGTCTATAAAGCTTTATTAGTTCTTCCATATTTTCTGAGTTGATTTTATTTTGATCATTTGTAGAATTACTAATAGGTAAATTTTGTTCGTGAATTTCATTTTTAAGTTGATGAATTAAACTATTTGATTTTATTTTGCTAGACTCACTATAACCGGCAGGATTATTTTTTCCTTGTGAATTTATTACATACATGGCAATAGCTAGAGCCATAATTGCATCATCATGTTTGCCTTTGTGTGCTTCTGGTTTTTTAGTAACAGAATTGTATTCAAATGTTTTCATTTCATTTACAACTCTAATTGAATTAAGTTTTAAAGTCTTTTGCAATATACAAGTTTGAAAAGATGTAAGTATAAGTGGTCTTGTGCTTACAGTAGTTTTAATTCCAACTTTAGGATTTTTTGTATTACTTTGGCTGTAATAAAAGTTTTCGTAAAAAAGCTCATTTTGCAGTGTGTTTATTACTGATAATCCAGCAGACGCATCTTCAATAATTAACAAAGCGTTATTATAAAATATCGCAAGTTCATAAACTACCTGTGCAAATTCGTATGGAGTTATAATATTACTGTAAAACTCACCAACTTGTTCTAGAGTATCTGTATCAATAATTTGTATGCAAGAGTTATCCGCGCCTACTCCTTCGCTACAATCAATTCCAAAGAAGTATTCATGACCACTTACAGGTTCTTGCCAAATCCACAAAGCACCTTTATTCGAATCATTTATATCAGGATCATCATTTCTTTCTTGATTTTGATATTTTGAAAATAACTTTCTTTTTGGATATGAGTTTTTCAATTCTTGATCAAGACGAGATAACTCTTTGCCTGGAATGTAAGTTTCTCCTGAACCAAGAAAAACACGCAGAATTTCTTGTAAAAATCCTTTTTCGCCTAACTGAGCTTTCTGTTCTTCGGCCCACTCTGGATTAATTTTGGTGTTATAAAATGGGTGTTCATCATAATCAATATCAATAATATGAAATTTGTTTCTACCTTCTTTGGCTCCCATATACATTTCGTAATAATGATTTGCTGTACCATTAACAGTTGAAACTATAGCGCAACGACCACCAGTAGCAAGCACAGGATACATAGCTTTCCAATGCGTTTCCATGTCATTAATAAACGCTGCCTCATCAATACAAATAAAAGCAACTGACTTACCACGAGCAGCTTCAGGTGAGAAAAATCTAAGACTACCACCAGTTTCAGTAATTTGTTTAAGATGGTCATTCCATTTGCCATCTTTTACAGGTTTTAGCCAAGATGGTAAATATTCAACTGCTCTGTCAACTATATAACCAGCTTCTACTGCTTCTCTATCAGATTTTGAAATTAACATTGTAGAATAGTCTAATGAAAATAAACATTTGTATAAACAATAAAGCAATGTTACTGTTGTTAGACCTCCCTGTCTAAATTTTGAAATTATATTGAATCTATGATCTTCGTAATCTTTAATTACACGACTTTGGTATTTGAATATGACAAATGGAATTAAACCTTGAGTTGGATGCAAAATTTTAATGTATTTGTGACAAAAGTACGAAAAAGAATTTGTGCATTTTATAATTTCTTCTTCTTGTTTTTCTTTTGTGTATGAATTTACTTGATCTTCGGTTTCATCTGGATTTATTTCAATCTGATAATTATCTAAATCATAAAATTCTGATGAATATTTATTTTTATAATATTCTTTCAGTGATTTATATTTTTTTTCCCAAACGCTCATTTTAGTTCATTTCCATAATATATTTACTATGTTAACAATACTAATGGAGTGATATTATGCCAACTCTTAATCAAAGAATTTTATCTAAAATATATGAAGATCTTAAAAATGAGAGAAAACACTTATTATTTTATTTAACAAATGCAGGAAGTATAACTGGTCTTTTATCAGAAGAGTATTCAGAATTATTTTTAGAATCATCAAAAGAAGAGTTGGAACATGTAAATGAATTTCAGAATCTTATTGTTGGATGTGGCGGTAATTTAGCAGAATCATACAGTTCTCCAATTTTTGAAATACACACTGATGTTAAAGAAGCTTTGAAAGCAGCAAGAAATTATGAGGAGGAGGTTGTAGATAATTATGCATCTAGAATTCTTGAACTTGAAAACAGTGATGATATTGATCTATCTACTAAATCATGGTTAATTATATTTTATGAAGATCAATTGAAAAAATCTAGAGCCGATGTTGATAAATATAATAAGTTATTGAAATAATTTTTATAGATTTGAGGTAAAAATGTCATTTTTCATGAATGTTTTCGACTTTGAATTCAGAGGTAGTTTATTATCTGCCGACAGAACATATACTCCTAATTTTAACATTAAAGCAAATGTTAATAGATCAGATTATATGTTAAGTGGGCTTTCTGAACCATTTGACTTATCTTCTAGTGATACTTTGACTTTAGTATACTGTTTTGATTCAAAATTTAATAATTATTCAACCATCTCTATTAATATAGCTGGATCAACAGCATCTGCAACTAGTGCTTTAGAAGTAGTAGCTGCACTTAATTCTGATTCTACATTTAAGGACTTTTTTATTGCACAAGTTTTTTCAACAAGTCAAAATCCTATGGTGCCAAAAAAGGTGCTTATTAAATCAAATAAATCAAAAACTAATTTTAAGGCATATGTTGAAAATAGTTCTGCCGAATCTAAACTAGGATTCAACAAAAACGCACCAATTGCAGAACTTCCTACTTATTTTGAAAGATATGCAATTCAAAATAGATTTGATTATCCAGATTATGTTGAGCGATTACTTCTACTAGAGCCTTTATCAAATTCTATAGAAAGTGATTATATAACAGCAGCAGGTTATTCTCCTTTAAGTCCGACTCCTGATTGGCAATTACTAAAAGGTGCAAATGATCAATATATGTTCACAAAAAGAACATATCAAAGCGGATTCATACATACAGAAATAAAATATCCAGCTGGAGCATCTTTAGGTGATGCAGCATTCAAAACTACTTATGAATATTCAGGAAGCGATCTTATAGGTATATGCCAAATACCTCATGTGATTGTTAGCGGTGATTTAATCTCGCCTGTCTAAATTTTACCAGTATTAAAAATACTGTTTTGTTTTTCATGAAAAGCAAAGTTTCCCCATGTCATGCTTGAACTATGTTTGAGCAATCCATGAACTGAGAATGAATGTAATTTAAAGGCTCTACAAAAACTATTTTCATGAAAACTAAATTGACTTGGATTAAAAAATGTATGAATCATAAGAACCTCTTCTTTTACTAACTAAGTTTCATAAATTGGATTATAGTCTTTTTCCTCACAAAAAAATGTCCATGCCACAGCTTCTCTACATGATTTCATATTTGGCGGAACACATAAATAATAATTTTTATATGTTCCATCTATTTCTGCAGTTGAATTTACAACTTTAATATAACAAACAGGTTCTTCAAAAATACCAGGAATTTGAAACAAAACCATATCTTTAATAGGATCTATATCAATTACTTCTGTTTTTGGATGTTTCATAATTTTGTCTAATCCAATAAGTTTCATTCCTACATATCTTACTTCACTATTTGGATGTTTCAAAACATCATCAATTTTAAGTTTTTCTGGTTGGAGATAATAACTACTTGGGATTCTAATGTTTTCAAAGTAGTAATTTATTGATCCATGTATATCAACATCAACTCCATGTTTTTTACCATTTTTATACCAAGTAACTCTGGTAGGTGAAATAAGTGCTGGCCCATCATCACAATGTAAAAGACCTAATTCATTAGTAATTTTTTTTATTGGGCCAAAAGGATATTCACTTTTGAAAAACTTTAAACGCATTAACCACTTATCAAAATTACTATTTTTCATCTCCTGCCCTTTCAACTTGAGTGTGTGTCAAACAAAAATCTTTGTCCAGTTTCATATTTTATATTTGAAAAACAAAAACTATTGACTGCCAAAGAATTTTTCTTCGACCAATTGCCAATTCCAGAAACAATATCAAATTTGTCAAATTCATGCAAGCCTGGTATGATTAAATCAATATATTGTTTCCATCCTGTTCCTATTGTGACAAAAGTTATTTCTTTTCCATCTACTGTATGATGTCTACCAGTAGCTATCAATCCTTTGAATTTAACTTTATATCCATCATCTTCAAGATACATACCTGGCATAAATCTTTGACTAGTCCAATAACCTCTATGTTTGAATTGATTCCATCCATCTAAAAATGGTTCTGGAGAATTTGGATGTAACTCATCACCTATCAATTTCCACGGGCCTTTGCCAAAACAAGCAAATTTAAGACCAGCATACTTAGCTTCTTGAATATGAACCCAACTATTATACTGACTTTGAGCATGATTTAAAGCTGCCAACCAAAACTTCTTTGGCTGTCTTGTTTTTTCAAAAGCTAAAGCCCAAACTAAATTTCCATAACTAGAAGCGTGTGCATGACAAAAACTATAAAGACTAAAATATCCTAATTCTTTTAAAATTTTGTCTTGTTCTGGATGATTTTCAATTTTTTTTGCAAATTCCAATATTTTGTCCTGGTTTTTCTTTCCAAAAGCCTTCCTGTATAGTTCAGCTTCACTTTCTGTACACTTTAATAAATCTTGAATAAACATAATTCCATCATCATCATATACCAGATGACCACGATGATTTCTATGAGCGTTAAACTGATCTAAAACTCTTAATCTTCGTCCGTCCGCTGATGGTAAAGGTCTTATTAAAGCTAAACTAAATATAATATCATCTCTGTTTCTTGGCAAAATGTCTGCGTGTAGTTTTCTTTGTGCAGGACTTTCAGCAAATGTAACTCCCCAAGAATTACCACTTTGAAATAATTTTGAAGTAGATAAATCTTGATAAGAATAATCTAAAATGTCACGGTTGGATAATTCATTAAATTGTGCCATAGCTCTATTACAAAGCAAATCAATCTTAAACAAACCTTTTTGTTCAATTTGGTCTTTGTTTAAAATTATCTGATCATCTTTCAATTTAAATTCGTCAGGTATTTTGTCAGGAAAAATTACTATTCCCCCACAATGCAAAGAAAAATTTTTAAATGTTCCATCAATTTGTTTTGCTCTTTCAATAATTGAATCATATCTAGATCCTGCTATTTCTTGCAAATCAAAATATTTAGGCAAAAATTTTCTATATCCATGTTCTCTTAACGATTGCCTTACAGAAGAAGATGTTTTGAAATTAACATGATTAGAGATTCTAGCTACTCTGCCATAATATTTTCTTTTTACCCTTTCAATAACTTCGTCTCTTTGATTGTATGCAAAGTCTAAATCAATATCTGGCAAGTCAGGTCTATTTTCATGCATAAATCTACTTAAAACAAAATTTCTAGCAACAGGGTCCATGTCATGTATGCCTAACAAAAATCCAACAAGGCTACATCCAGCAGATCCTCGTGTTATATGTTTAAATTCTGGAGCTAGATCTAAAATTTCTCTTACTTGTATAAATGTATTTTCAAAGTTGAACTTTTTAATTAGCGACAATTCTCTTTCCAAGCGATCAGAGTAAGATTTACCTGATGGCATGGGTCTTCTGAAGTGTTTTTTTATTGACATACACTTAAATCTTTTAAAGAAAGACTTATTAAAAATTATAATAAATTTGATTTGAAAAACAAGTCTGATTTTATAGATTTTAGTAAATATATAATTATATGGTAGAGGTTGTAGTTGCAAGATATAAAGAAGATATATCTTGGTTAAAAGAAATAAATCATAAAATTATAGTTTATAATAAAGGCCCAGATTGTAATTTTCCATGTATATCCCTTCCAAACATAGGAAGAGAAGCGCAAACATATCTTTTTCATATTATAGAAAATTACAACAAATTACCAGAATGGACAATACTTTGTCAAGGTCATCCATTTGACCATTGTAAAAATGCAATATCAATACTAAACAAAATACCAATAAGTTTTGATAATTTACACAAATACTGTGAAGGATGTTATGGTATAGCAGATAGATATTTAAATGAAACCCAACAAGATGTGCAAAGACTTAATGTATGGCATCAAGACTTCTACAAAAAATTTTTTAGCACACCAAAAAGTAGATTTCATTTTGCATGTGGTGCGCAATATGCAATTCATATTTCAAACATACAAGCAAAACCTTTAAGTTTTTATAAAAGAATTTTAAGTTCATATTCATGGAATGATCATGAACCTTGGAGCATTGAAAGAATTTGGCCAGAAATTTTTGATATTAGAAATCTAGGTAAATTTAAATATAAACAATTAATTTGATAATTATAAATATATTTTATTATGGTAGAGGTTGTTGTTTCCAGATTCAGAGAAGATTTAGGTTGGACAAAAGACTTGTTACATCAAACTACTATTTATAACAAAGGAAATCATACAAATTATAAATATATTCGTTTAAAAAATATTGGTAGAGAAGCACACACATATCTTCATCATATAATTAAAAATTACAATGAATTAAAGGAGTGGACTGTTTTTTGTCAAGGTAATCCATTTGACCATTGCAAAGACACTCTATATAAAATAAACAACATTCCTTATAATTTCATTAACATGAAACAATTTGGTGAAGGATGTTATGCATTATCCGATAGATTCTTCACAGAAAATCAAAAATTTACAGCCAAAGTTCATGTTTACCATCAAGATGTATATGATAAGTTTTTTACTACTCCAAAAGTCTGGTTTCATTATGCAAACGGCGCACAGTATGCAGTAAATATAAAAAATATAAAAAGTAAACCTAAAAATTTTTATAAAAGAATTTTAGATAGTTATAGATGGTTAGGGCACGAACCTTGGAGTATGGAAAGAATTTGGCCTGAAATTTTTGACATTAAAAATGAAGGAAAGTATAAATTCAAATTAATGATGTAATATAAGCCGTATTGAACAAATAATACGGCTTATTATAAAAAATTACATTAATCATCTAATGGAGCTGAAGCCCAAAATGGTTGGTAAATTAACTCTACTGCATTTAAACTAATAACAACACTACTACCTATTGTATCTTCGCTATTAGGTCTATCTGAATTAGAAGCACCACTTGATTCAACTGCTCTTGCTTGTGCTAATATGATACAATCTTCGCAAACTTTAGAGAGAATACCGCGATAATTAAACCTAGCACACAATACTGCTATCGGTTGACCAATATATTCATTTAACACGGCAGACATATTGTTGCCAGAACACTTCTCAGGCGAAACCCTAGAAAAGTATTTTTTGGCCATGACTTGTACCTCCTTAATCAGCTACGAGTCTTTGTTTTTCGGCACTAAGGGGATCATACTCTCTTTGTCGGCTTACGCAAATCCATTTATTCTTGGGTAAAGTGATTGAATCGTGTTCGTCATGTCCGATAACAATGTCTTGCTCTTCAGAAAGAATATAAATATCACCTTGTTCGTCAACATAACTTGACATTTCACTAATGCTTGGTGTCATGATCTTATGTGAGTGGCCTGTTGTTTCACCATAGGCAAGGATTGAATCGCTTTTTGCTATGAGTTTTTCAGGAATTTTTTCAACTATTTTAAATAAAATGTCGCCTTGTCTAGCATAAACTTTCATAAATGCCTCCTGTATGAAAAAGTCACCCACTCAATTATAATTTGCTCAAAACATAAAACAAGATCAAATTTATTTTATTCCCCACTTTTCTCTTATTTTTTGAACTTCATAATCAACAGTGTTTGATTTAACATTTGTTTTTTCAGCATTCATTTTTAGTGCTTTTAATTTTGATTCAGTTTTTTTATACAAATCCTCAATTTTACTTTCCCACTCTTTTAAACTTACATATCTTTCTAATTCTTCATATTGCTCTTGATATACAATTCTTCCTTGCCAATATACTGTAACTGAATTAACATTTTCTTTATATATGATTTCAAGAGGTATTCCGAATCTTAGTCCATCATATTGATAACCAACTATAGTAGTTGAATGATCATCTGAAAATTCTCCTATCTTAGTTTCCTCACTATTTGTATTATTTTCTTCCCAAAAATCATCATAAGAAGGCAATGATGAATCTTCTGGAAAATTATCTTGTATAATTTCTTGACCTAATACTTTTGCTATATAAACAAATTTTGAGTTTGGCCCAAAATAATTATTACTTTGAGCCTCAGTAAGTCTTAACAATTTAATTTGATCTTCAGTTTCCATAAAATAATTAAGTAACATATCTATAATCTTGATGTCAATTAATAAATAATGAATAAGGAGATAATATGGCTAAAAAATTTAATAACGGATCAAAAAATTTAGTATCTAAGGCTCCAAGCAAACCACCAGCAACTAAAGTAGTTCAAAAAATTACATATTTACTTAATGACCCAACATCTCCTTCACTAACATCTAGTATCAATGTAACTGATGTGGCAACTCCATTATTTAGAATTGATGGTTATACGGGGCCAAATACAAACTTTACAACAAATGCAGGACTAGCCTCAAACTGCCAAGCTATTTTGGGTTTTAACTTATTGCAAGTTTATAATAAATTTGCTGATTCTAAAATTACAAAATGGGCAGCAGCACCTTATTTAAGTGTACTCCCATTAGCTGGAAAAATGGCAAATGCATTTTATGACAGAAGGTCTTTACAATTCTTTTATTTTGTTGCAAATAAAGCAAATATTTACACAGCTTCAAGTGCAGATATTGTTAGTCATGAACTAGGTCATGCTGTACTAGATTTTTTAAGACCTGATTTCTGGAATACAGTAAGTGTTGAAATCTTTGCATTTCATGAAGGTTTTGGAGATATATTTGCTTTCTTGTGTTCAATTCACCATGATGAAATAATTAATTATATTTTAAGTGAAACTAAAGGTAACTTATTTGAAACAAATTTAGCAAGCAAAATAGGCGAACAGTTTGGGATGAGTTTAGGATTAGGAGGTTATTTAAGAAATGTTGATAATGATTTAAGTTATGTTAATCCAGTTAATCTTCCAAGCTATTCTGATAATCCTGAAACTCTTACTAAGGAACCTCATAATTTCAGCAGAGTTATAAGTGGCGCAGTATACAGAATTTTTGCTGAAATATATAATGGAGAAGGTAAAAACAAACAAGCTTTTATTGCTGCTAGAGATTTTACAAGAAACATATTTTTAAAAGCATCACAACAAACTCCTGCAACATCAAACTTTTTTATTGGCTTTTCAAAAATTTTATACAATATTGCTTTAGCAACAAATCAAAAATATGCCACTTATGTTTACAATGTTTTAAATGCAAGAAAACTACTTCAAATGTCCATGAATATTGATGCCTGCGTAGATAATACTTGCAGAATGATGATTAATGAATATGATTATGAAAATTTTGTTATTAGAAATTACGATCATATAGTTTCTGTAGATGACATTATAAAAACAGACAAACATAAGTGTTTAGAAGGTGTAAAAATTAGAATACCTTCGGATGATATAGAGTTTAAAAATAATAGTTTCGGATTTGGCCCTCACATTTCTGATATGACATCTTCAGTTCAATGTGCTACTGACGCATTGAATTTAATTATTGATAAAAATATGTTGGGGACAGTTTGGACAGTTAATGAAGAAGGTGTTTTAGAAAGACAATATGTAAGATGTGATGGATTTGTAAATAATTGTACTATACCAGGCCAACCAGAATATAATAAATGTTGGAAATACAGAATAAGTGGTTGTGGTTGTGGTGGTCCTTATGGCTGTCCTCCAGAACAAAAAAAAATTGAAACGCCAGTAAAAAATTTCTGTGGAGCAAACTATACTATAAAGTGTGCTAATACCCGCACAAGTGCATGTCAAGTGAGGTAAATATGTACGAAATTGAAGAAGATTTAGTTGATCAAATTTTTGCTACTCGTCCAGAAGTTGATGATATTTTAGAATCAGATGAAGATGATTATGATGACGAAGATTATATTTATAATGTTTCAACTTATGATGATGACGAAGAAGACGAAGAAGACGAAGAAGACGAAGAAGATGAGTCATGGGAAGATGAAGATGAGTCATGGGAAGACGAGGATGAAGATGAGTCATGGGAAGACGAGGACGAAGATGAAGGTTGGGATGATGAAGAAGAAGATTGGGAAGAAGAAGAGGATGATTTTGATGAAGATGATGATGATGAATAATTATTGATGATTTTTCTTGCTAATTTTTTTTATTTTCCTTCTGCTTGTAAAAGGTAATTCATCTGTTGAGAACACACCCTCCAAAGGTGTGTTCTGTCCTGATTTAATAGTATTTTTAAATGAATCTAGTTCTGGCGGAAGCCAAGTATTTATTGCAATTTCTCTAAGTTTTATCCAGTTTTTAAATTTCATAACTGTATATACTGTATGAAAGACTCAAAAATTTGGCACGGCATAATGAAAATTGAAGAATTATTACATTTAGATTCTTCAGGCAATATTCTTTATAAAGAAAACGACATATACAATATTCTACATTTAGAGGGTGAAGAAAGAATTTTATCATCAGTTTTTCTTGGTGGGCCAGTAAACAATACTTATATTCCAGCAAACTATTATCTAGGACTTGACAATAGAGCAACATTAAGCATTAGTGATACTCTTGCCAGTTTAGTTGGTGAACCTAGTGGATTTGGATATGCAAGACAACCTGTTTCAAGTTCCACAGGTTTCAATTTAATAGTATCAACAAATACTGTCCAGGCGCGTAGTAATGTAACCTTATTTTCTGCTACAACAAACTCCTGGGGGCCAGTTAGCAATTTATTTTTATGTAATGTAAGTTCAGGTACATCAGGTCAGCTTTATAGCAGCGCAACTTTGAATAAGTCATTAATTGTTAATACTGGAGAAAGTGTAAGTGTCAGATTCGCTATGACATTGAAAAATTGTTAACTTAATAATTTACTTTGTTCAAAAACTTCCATAACTGTGATTGAAATATGATGATTTTCTTTTTCTGATTTAATCTTAAAATTATAGTAATTTGGCTCTGTTTCTTTTTCATTTGCCATATTCAATAGGTAGTCATAAAATTCATCATTTGTATTATCTAAAAAAATTTCAATTAATTCATCATTATAAGTAATTTTTTCTTTATAAATAGAAAAGTGAATTTTGTAAGTACAGATAACTTCTTCAATATCGCTATAAACTATTTTCTTGAATGCTTTATCTACACAAGTCATAAAGCCATTAACTTCAGTATCTTTCCCAGCTAAAAGGTCATTAACATTATCTTTGCTTAAAACAATAAGATGATTATAAATTTTCATTACAAATAAGCCCTTTGAGAAGCATAAAAAGGACAAACATTTTCATAATCACATCTTTTACAATGGGAACCTACATTACCATGAACAGAATTTTCATGCAAGTTCATTATTGTAATGTAATCTTTTTTTAACTCGTCTTTTGCTTCATAAATTTCTTGGAGGTTATACTTGGCAGAAATAAATTTTGAATCATCGAGATAATAAAGAGCTGTGTGAATATCCTCTGGAGGAACATTAAACTTTTTGTGAACATAGTATGCGTATGCTCTAAGTTGTAAATCTTTTTTTATTGTTTCTTTAGTTTTTCTATAGATTCCAATTTTAGTTGTTTTGTAGTCAAGAATGAAAGCTTTATTATCCTTGAAGAACAATCTATCAATATATCCTAAAAGAAATTTTTGATTTGGTTCATCAAGATCAAGTTTAACTTCATGTTCTACTTCACCTTCAAATCCAAGTTTTTTTGATATTTTTTCAACATTAATGAGATGTGTTTTTATTTTATTTTTGTAGTGGCTATCAAGTTTTTTAAATTTTTCTATATCTTCAAATTCAATATTTTCATTTATAATATTTGTCGCAATTGAAAAAATATCTGTAGCACCTTTGTCTATTACATATAATTCGGCAACCCTGTGAATAAATTTACCATAAACAAACCAAGGTGCTTCAGGTTTATCAGATATTACCTTTAAGTGATATCTATATTTATATTTTTGCTGACATTCATGAAACAGACCTGAACGAGAAATGGAAATATGTTCAATTAACAATCTTGCTCCAATCTTTTTTTTGTGTTATATTAATATAGTGATTGGAAATTACTATGATTGACAAAACCAAATTTCTTGAATGGGCAAAAAAAAGATTGGGTACTCATATTGAAGCTGGACATGAAATAAGATTCAATTCAATTTGGAAAGAAGATAGCAATCATCATTTGTATTGTAATCTTAGTGGAGGCAAATCAAAAATAAAATTTGGAGTGTATCAATGCTGGAAATCTAATCATAGAGGAACACTTGTAAGTTTAGTCAGAGAAGTTGAGAGTTGTAGTTTTTTGGATGCACTGGAAATTCTTGGACTTAGCGAACGAGTTAGACCAAAAGAACATATTGATTTTTATGATGACGAAGAAGTTTCAAATATTTTACCGCAAGACACTTTTAAAGTACTTGAATTTCCAGAAGGTTGTTTATCGTACGATTCATGCGATAATTATCAAAAGAATTTAATTAAAAACTATTTAAGCGCGAGAAGCATACCTCCTGAATATTTTTATTTAGGAACAAAAGATAAGTATAAAAATAGAATTTTAATTCCGTACTATGACCAAAACAGAAATTTAATTTACTACAACGGAAGGGCAATATATCAAACAAATTTAAGATATTTAGGTCCGTCCAAAGAAATTGGTGTTGGCAAGTCAGATGTAGTTTTTATACAGAATTGGTTTACTAATGGAGAAAAAGTATATTTATGTGAAGGAGAGTTTGATGCAGTTTCATTAAATATATCAGGTTTTTGTGGTTGTGCTGTTGGTGGTAAATTTGTTTCAATTATTCAGGCAACTATATTATCAAATAGGAAGATTTGTCTTGCATTTGATAATGATGAAGCTGGTAAAAGTTCAATAGAGGCATGTAGAAAAATTCTTGAGAAATTTGGATGCACTGTTTCAAAAGTATGTCCACCTGAATCTATTAAAGATTGGAATGAGTTTCTTGTTAAACATGGCCAGGCAGTACTAAAAGCATACATCAACAAGACTGAGGAAGAAACATGGTGAAGAATAAAAAAATCATCTATGAAAAATTTAAAGGAAAACCAGTATCATTTTTTGTAATGAATCATTCTAAAAGTAATTTCTTCACACCAGAAACAGATATTTTATATTTTACTGGCACTATAGATGAAGTTACTGATGATGGTATATTTTATTATGGCTACAAAGGTAAATTAAATTTTATAAATTTTGACCACTTAATATCAATTTCTGAAGAAGAAGTTGTATCTGAAAAGGAAATTCAAGAAGAAAACGAAAATCAAAATGATGTAATTGCAGTTCTTGATTCAGAACTAGACAATAGCCCAGAAAGTGTACAAGATGCTGAAGAACTTATGAAAAAATTCAGTTAAATCTTTTTTATACTCATCAATTTTGCGTCAAAGTCATGAAACTCAGAACTTGAATATTGATAAATTGTATCTCTAAATTGAGCTTCTTCCTCATCACTACTTACATCATAATAAAAACATTTACCTTTTCTGCCCAAAAGTCTAAATCTATGTAAAAGGAGATAAGCAGCACAACCTAAGTCAAAAGTAAAACAATTTGAATTTATATTAAAAGGGTGATCCTCTAATTTTTTCAGACTCATGATACAACTATCAAAATGATGAAATTCACTTGCTAAATAACTAACTTTGAGATCTTCAAATTCTTTTTCTTGTTCACTTTTTATTTCAAAAACAAATAATTTATCTCTCTTAAGTGAAAGTTTAAATCCATGTAATATTAAATAAGCAGCAATGCCTATATCTTTAATTTCCTTGATCATGCAGCGTTCTCCGCAGCTAGTAAGCATCCCTTGGCTACACTGTATAATGCATCATTAGGTCTTGTAACACTACCAACATCAATACCAATTTTTGCTTCCAACAAACATTCTTTAAATAATGTGTCAAAACCTTTAGCACAAGAAGTTCCGCCAGCTACAATAACATCTATTGGATCTTTAGTTTTAACTGCTGATTTTGCATTCAAAAATCCGTTTTTTATACCACTGACAGTTTTCTCAATCATCAGCCTATATTGAGTGTTTATAGCTCTTTCTACAAGATTGCTAGGGGGTGCTAATAAATCCACCTTTTCTTTTTCTTTATTGATAAAAGCAACACTTTCTCCTGTTGCTTTGGCTGACTGTTTATCTATCCAATCACCTGAATTAACAATAGCAAAAGTGAAAATAGGATTTCCGTACATGGCATAACAAACATTTACCATGCCAGACCCGCATGAAATTCCAATACCAGTATATGCTTTGCTTGCTAATTCTGCATATACCAACGCCAATGCTTCATTAATTGGCCTGGCATCAACTCTATAACCTTCCTCTGATTGATAACTCTTAAATATTGCTTCAAGTATCTTGCTATGATAATCAGCATCTGTTTCTTGATTTACAGCATTTGCAGGTATGCTATAATACAATCTTTCCCCATCCTTTGTTACTGGATCAATAAGAGAATGTATCATAATTGACATAATTTGGAAAGCATCTTTTTCTTTTGGGTTTACACACCCATCTCGCATAGGTCTTTTAAGTTCTAAAGCTGCCATAGTATAAGCCATATTGACTGCAGCTTCACCTAATGCATATGCAACATTATCTCTTTCAATTAATGGAACACCAGCATTTTTCATCATATTAAAAACAAATCTATTTTCTAAAGGCAACTCAATAAATGCGTTTACTTCACGCTTATATTCCTCTTTTCCATTTTTGCCTCTTTTACATGCAACCAAATTATATGTTCCACAATCTACTGCAATGCTCATACATTCCCCCCTTGCTTTCCAAACTTCAATTTTGGTGATGGCCCAAAATCAGGAATCTCAAAAGAAACATTACTATCTTTGTTTGATTGTAATTTAGTTTCAGATGACCTACTATCTGATGATAAGTTTTTTACAACAATATCACTTTGATTAACATTAATGTTAATTTCAAGCTTCAATGTTATTTCTAATTCACCATCTTTAGTTATAATTTTTACATCAGATGGTTTTAATAATTGCGCCACATATTAATTTAGTGTTTTATGCTCAATTTTTCATAAAGTCTTACAGCAGCTTCATCTATCATTTTTTTGTTTATTTGTCTTGCACATTCTAATGTGTGATTAACAACGGGATATTTACATAAATTATAATCATTGCAAGGTCCACACTTCCAATCTTTGTCATTATCACTGTTCTTTTGCACCAATATCATATTTTTATAAAATTTACCTACAACCTTGCCATTTGTATAATTAAAAATACCAATCGTATTTTTCTCATATCCTCCAGCACAATGCAAAATACCCGTATCTGTTGTTATAATTGCATCTGATAATTGAACATACAACATAACTTCTAAAAAATTAAATCCTTTTATAAATGGTAAAAAATTTAATTCTAAAATTGGTATGTGATTCAAAACAAATAAAAAAATATCCTTATGAGAAAAAACTTCAATAATGTTTTTGATAACTTCAGAAGTAAGATTTCTAATAGGAACAGCACTATATGGTGAAAAAGCTACTATTTTTTGACCATCTTTATAGCCTAGCATTTTTAGTTTTTCATAAAATTTTTGTTTGTTATTTATAAAATTAGGTAAAAACATGTTAAACTTTTCAATATTTACACCTATATGATTAGCCCATATTTCACAACGATTTAAAACTGCATCTATTCTATTTATTGATTCATATTTAGCACAACATGTAGTAATATCAAAAGTTGTTACATAATCATCAGAATTATATGAATTATAATCAATAACATTTGAGATATATGGATGATTTTTACCAAGTTCCTGATAAGAATTCGGAATAGCAAATGTATAATTAAATTCAGGATATTGATTTTTTAAATTTTCAAACAATACTCTGGCTAGTAATAAATCTCCTAAACCTCCAGATTTCCTCAGTATGCATACATTATTTTTTGATTTGTAGTAACTACCTATTCCACTTGAATGGTTTCTTTGTGGCAAATTGAATACTTTCACAAAATAAGTTAGTAAAAAAAAAGTTGCCCGACATGATCGGGCAACTTAAATTTAAGTTATATTATTTGTTAGCTGTTACATTGAGAAAGAACAGAATAAAGAACATCTACAACGGCTGGGCCAACGAAACCAGAAGCGACTGGTTTTATGCCTACTGAAGTTACAGCAACATCGCCAGCATTGAATACTTGGGTGGTGCCTGCAACTAAAGTGAAAACAGCTGTTCCATTGAGTTGTACAAGAACATCATCATCTGGGCTAGTTGATCCTGTATTGGTAAGTTGAACGAAAGCAGCAAAGTTGCCAGTATCGCCCAAGATGTCAATAAAGTTATCATCGTAGTCTTCACCAGAAGTTACTGTCTTGGAAGTACTTACAGGATAAGTATTTTCTGAAGGAATATCGCTGTAAACAGATCCGTCATCAGTAAGGACTTCGATAAATGCAGAATCAGCAGAAACAGCAGGAACTGCAAATCTTTTCCAATAATTGCAATCTGTAAAAGTTGTACCATCGACAACTTCACGAATCTTGCCATTAGGTCCAGCAACATACATGGTTCTCTGAACTGAAGTGGTAAATTCAAGGCCAGTAGCTGGATTAATATCCAAATTGCCCTGATCACCTTGATTAAGTTTTACTTTAAATACGCTCATTTTTTATCTCCTATAATAGATATTAGCTAATAATCTACACTGTATATATTCACAAATTTAATTTTTTTTGCAAAGGAAACATTTTTTCAAATAATGTAAGTCCTTCATTATTAGTTATTATATATGTAGGTAATTTTTTTTGTGCTGAATAAAAAATTTGCCAACACTCACAACCTACAACAAATTTGCCTCTTGGATTTATTAAAAAATCTTCAGGATTAATTGTGAGTGTGACACCAAATATCCTTCTAATTTTTTCCATTTGTATTTCAGTCAAATTATAATTAGAATTCTTTGAATTTGTAAAAACAACTATTTCAGAGCCAGAACCATATGGTTTTTCTCTGTTTACTTCTACTGAAATACCATTTTTCAGACAATAATCTTCTAATAAGTTTTTTTTAGGTTCATGTTTCAGTTCTTCGCAAACCATAAAATTATCTCGATCTTTTTCGAGATTTTCAAGTGTAATAAAATCATCATCTAAATTAAAGAATTCTTTACACTCACTTGGAACTGCAAATTTAATATTCAAACCATCAAATTTAGATTTAAAATTATTTTTTAATAAATTTAATTGATACACTCTGTCGTACATATTTTTGAGAATGTAAATACAATAATTTTTTGATATTTTTCTTACTTGAGAAAGGCTTTTGCTCATTGAAAACTCCTAATGAAAATAATTCAAATCTAGATCAAACAGAGATTGATAAAGCTATACTGAACCTTAGTCTAAGTCTAGGTAAAAATGACTTAGTAAGTGAAATTATAATTGAAGAAATTATATCTATTTTGATGAATAAGAAAAATTCTGGAAAAAATACTTGCAATTAGATTCTGCTTAACTTATCTTGATCGTGGACATGGGTGGTATAACCTTTTGAATGGAGTTCTTATGAACACTAAGATCGTTGCTGGTGGAGTTTTTCTTGCTTTGCTTTTTGGTTTCAACATTTATCAATACAATCAAATTAAAAAACTAGAATTTCTGCGTGACTGTGCTATTGAAAGAAGTAGAATCAATAGTGACCAACTAAACGAAAACTTATGGAACGCTATTTCAGATGTGCGAAATAACAACATGGAAACAATTAAAGGTCAAGGTAAAATTGAAGGTATGTTAGCCGTTATTAACAATATGCAACTTCCTGAAGGCAACGAATATACCGCGATTTGGCACAGCGGTTACTATGCTGGCAACAATACATCAGAACAACAAATAGCATCTGCATATGAACAAGGCTACCACAAAGCAACTGAAGATGGTAACTGCACAGCTAAAAATGCACCACAGTCAGTTGATGGTACAATCTTCCCAGCTGCGAATAAAAAAGATTCTAAATCAAGTGAAAAACCAAAAACTGAACCAAAAGCAATCAATGATCAACAACCAGCAATACAAAACCAAAAATAATTACAGATTTTCATAATCAAGCTAACCGATTTAAATATCGGTTAGCTTTTTTTTATGTCTCTTGTGTCGATATAAAATGTACCTTTTCTACAATTTACTAATGCTTGATTATCACAAATTGATTCAACTACTCCACCCTCATTTTTAAAACATTTAGCAACAAGTATCATATTCCCTTTAACAACATCTACAGTTTCACAAAAATTTTTAGTTGTTATTGTTGGAAAAACTTCTGCCCCAATTAATTCATCTATTGATTTTTCTGATTGTTGATTTAACCATGTGCGAAAGTTATTTATAAATTTATTACTGTTCATGAAAGACCTTAACTATTTCTTCTTCTGATACATATGCAGCAAATTGTAATATTTTATCAATTCCACAATAAATTATTTTACAATCTGGATTATTATTCCTATACCAAAACAACATACCATCTATTATAGACGCTGATATTTGCTGTTGTGGATAAATGAATGCATCGCCGTACCTAGTAGTTCCTTCTCTGTAATCTTTGTAAGCATCTATTGGATAGCAAAGTGCCAAGTCTTCTACATTCATGTAATAAGCTAGGTTTATTGCAGCTGCCACAGCATTTCTATACTCGTCAACATAAAAACTACTACCTTTACTTACAGAACTTTCGTAATATTCATCTGGAGTTGAATTATATGTATACTTATTATTTGGCCATCGCTCTAAAAATCTTGATGATGCTCTATTGCTTGCAATTAAAAATGGAAAGACTTCATTAGGAAAAAATAGATTTGTTGAATTTTCATATGGATTAGTAAGCAAATAAAAATTAGGCAATCTATCGTTTGTCCAAAATCTACAAGCACCATGTATTGTTATTATTGCAATATCTTCTGGCAAATCATCAATGAAAAATTTGTTTTTGTCCCAACCAAATCCATCTGAAATAATAATTGCTTTTCTATATTTAAAATTTTCAGTAAAAAAATCTGTATAGTGGGCTTTTTTATTCTCTATTTCGTTCTTTAAAAGCATATCAATTTCTTTTTTCTGATACAAATAATTAATATCTTTTGGTAGACAGTTTTTCTTAGCAAAATTTCTAATCCATAAATTTGATGTTGTGTAAAAATAATCATTCAAATTTTTATGATTTTTTATTGTTATATCTAGTTTTGAATTATCTGAAGTGTTTACTTGATAATTAATTATTTTTGACATACTATTCACTTAGAGGTGAATTTATTTTTTCTTCCTTTGGTATTTGATCGAATGACAATTTTTTCTTAATCTCTTCTAATTTTCTTATGTTATCACCAATATTTGTTTCTTCTTTTGGAACATCAATTTGAATATCTACTGGTTTTGTAATATCAAAATTTATATCATCTTTTAAACCAAGATTTATAGGAGTGAAGTTTACATATTCATCGTTTTTTTCTTTTTTAATTGTTATCATATTGTTTCTATTATTATGATTTATTATCTTTAATTCTTCTGTTTTTGGTTTTTCTGTAATAATCAATGATTTATTATTTTTATCTTCAATTATTGTTATATTTGAATTGTCATTTTCGTCTAAATATTTATTTCTGTTGTTGTTTATAGTTAACTTAGAAACAATATCATGATTTTGAGGAGCAAATGGTTGTCCTCCTCCTCCTCCTGTTGGAACACATCCTAACGCAACAGTTTGATTATTTTGACAAGGACCACTTGGGGCTGATTCTGTTGGACAACGACAACCACCTTCAATAGGCGCATCACCACAAGCATTAGTAAATATCATCCAAAGTCCACCAACACATTTATACACGCAAGTATAAAGGAAACATTCGCCTGAACTTGGTGTTGGGCTTGGAGTTGGTGTTGGGCTTGGAGTTGGTGTTGGGCTTGGAGTTGGTGTTGGGCTTGGAGTTGGTGTGGT